ACCCCCCGTCCCCCCCGCCGCTACCGTCCAGGTGCCTGTCGTTAGGTTAACCGCGTATTGTCCCGTAGCGGGCGTCCCCGTGACGAGCTTTAAGGCTAGGCCCTGTTTGTTCGCCGCTGCCCCAGGACCGTACACCACGCCCAAATCCAGATCAAAGGTCCCAAGAGTATGATTCACAAATTGATAGGTCTGGGTCGAGGGCGAACCGTTCTCAGCGTTGACCGCCTGAATAGCACCCACCGTGGTCGGGGTCGCAAGGCCCGTGAGGCCGGGTCCAAAGAAAAACGTATTCCACATCTCGGCCGAGAAGGCGCCCATCTTCGACTTTCCCGTGAACTTCGCGGGGCCCCGGCCCGTTGCGACGGGAAACTGGAACTGCCCATACAGCTCCTTGTTGGATGCCGAGATATCATAGGTCGTATCTTGCAGCGTCCCCAAGAGCACCGGGGTCAGATTCGTGCCCGACAAGGGGATCCCGTAGAGATATCCCGAACCAAATGAAAATTGTTGACCGCCTGCCGACATGATCTTCTCCTAATACCGTTTTACGCCACCACCATCACTTCGACGGGCATGCGCGCGACCGTTTGTGATTGGTTCAAGAATCCACCCGAAATATCCGCCGAGCCCTGCAATGCGCAATACACCGCGAGCCCGCCTAAATTATTAACAAACCCATTGTCCGTCCGAATTCCCCCATTGGGCCCAAGAGGGGATAACACGTTGTCGATCCCATCCATGATCTGCGCGAGGGCCGTGACGCCCTGTGCCACTGAATCAACCCACTTCACGTAGACATACAAGTCAATCTTGAGTAGCCACTTCGTCGGCAAGCCTCGCTTGTATTCCCCTGTTTCCGTCACGGGGGCGATGTAGATCGCGGGCTGCGCATCGGCAAGGTCCCAGGGCACGAAGCCGCGCGATACCGTCACCACGTTGTACGGCGCAGCCATCAGCGCCGTGAGCTGTGCCAGAAGCTGCGAATAGATCGGATCACGCTGCATGCATCACGTCCATAATAGAAGCTCGCAGCGCCTCCGTGATGACCGCCTTATGCTCCTGCAACGAGGGCCTCAGGAACGCTCGTTGCGGATACGTCGCGGTATGTGCTTTTACGATGCCCGTCGTTTTTGATTTCACGGCCGCGCGCACCTTTCCCGTTTTAGTGAGCAATCGCACCCGCTCACCCTCGGCCCCGAAGCCCGTGCGCCGCGTATGCTCTCGTATCTGAAACGTTCCGCCCATCTCATGCACGTAGGCGTAGGGGATTCCTTTCGTTCCTACGTGCCCCACGATCACGGCGCCCGTCGTCTCTGCCGATCCTGTCACTGCGCGCGACAGGGCGCCCGTGCGACGGTGAAGCGGATCGCCCGACAACTTAGACGCTCGCACGTAGTCCGCGAGCCGCGTCATTTCCGTTTGCATCGTATGGACCAGGACCTGCGCGATAACGCCCGATAGCCGCCGGTACTTCGCCACGAGCTCCTCATGACCTAATACATGGACTTCCACGATCGCCATCAGCCGTAACCTAAGAACGGAATATTGTTGATGAAGGGCTTGAGCATCGCTTGCACGCGGTTACTCATCCCTAGCTCTCCACCCATATCGTAGGACACGTTCTCGCCTAAAATGGACGTGCTCTTACGCCCCAGCCAGGTGGGGGAGCGAAGGATCTCAGCACAAAACTGATTCGCCGCTTGCTGCAACGGAAACGGAACTCTACCCTGCGGATACCCTGCACTGTAAGTCACCGTGATGGGGAAAGAGCGGTAGAGGTAACGAAATTTCAAAATTCGTGACTCATAATCCTCCTGCAAGAACGCTCCGGCGGCATTATTCTGAAGTTGCATCTCAGACAAGATCGGAATGGTAGCACCCTTCATCATGACCTGCGTGAGGACAACGACGGGCCAATGGCGTAGTACCACATCAAAATTAGGCTGCGGGGTCATGCTGCCCGAGCCCGTGCCGCCTCCGAAATAATTCTCCGTGTAGGGGAGCACGGCCCCTAAGTTCTCACGCGCGCAAAAACGCCCGATGAGTTCAGACGCGACCGGGATCAGCGCACCGATCTCCGCGTCATCTGCGGTCGCCGTGATCGACATCCAGGCTTTTACGGAGACGATGGTGGTGAGGGGATCGTACACTCACTCACCTTTTAGGAATACCCAAGGGCGGAGTCTTCGTGGCGTTGCCCGCAACGAGGGCCGCGAGCTGCTTTTCCTGCTCGTCCTTCTCAGCCTTTTTCGCCAGCGCGACTTTCAGCGCTTCATCGTCTCGCGCCTTCTGCTGTGTCTTGAATAGATCAAGCGCCTTGCGCTGAGCGGCTTGGGTGACGAGCAGCGCCTCGAGCTGGGCTTTGGCATGTGCCACCGCGGTGTCCGCTACCTGCAAATTGGCTTGAAGTTGATTGAGTCCCGGCTGCACGGTCGCGCCGTGCACACTCGTCAGTTCGGTCACGGCCTCTTGCGGAACCTCAAAGGCCCCCGTGTCATCGATCTTGTAATTGACACCGCCGATCGACAGTTCGACGTGCCCGGGGGGCATCACGATACGTTGCGTAATTGACATGGAATAGATTTCCTTTATGCGTTTAAAAAAGGGGCCTCAGTGCGCAAGCCCCGAACATCTCACATCACACACTCACATCACTCTGTACACGAGACCAACGCGCCTTTGCGGCTGCACTCATGCGCGCGATGGTCTCAGAAGAATTTTTACGACCTACGGGGTCGGCGGCACGGCGGGCGGCTGACCAGGGGCGACCTCGCGTAGTCCTAGATTGCTTTTTGCGAGAGGTGAGGGTACGTTCATGGCCTTTTTTCGCAGCAGATATCTTAGACCGCGTCTCCATAGACATTTCACCTTGCTGCTCCCATCGTTTTGCTGCGGCTACACGCATCTTGATACGTGTAGCTTTTGTTGGCCGTGCTCGTTTCTGTTGCCCCGCCCGCATATTTGCTCGTGTTTGTTCCGATGTGCCACGTGCTTTTCGTATTGCCCATGCGGCACGCATTTTGGCACGAGTTTCCTCGGATGGATTGGTCTTTCCTATTGATACCTTATTTTTCGCTTGTTTGCTATGCTTCCTGCCTTTGAACGATGGCTGCCAATCAGGATCTTTTTTGCGAGCATTCCACACATCTCGTAATTTCTGTTTTGTTTTCTCCGTGTACTTGATCCCTAACGTAGATCCTGCGACAGGACACAAATTAAAACCATTCGGCTCCATCGATTGTCCCGCGTCAATCCATGCTTGCTCACGCGCGAGCAATTGCGTCACATCCTTTACGATCTCCTCTATCGCAAACTTAAAGGCTTTGGGGCCATACATATTCCAGGCGCGTTGCAAATGGATATTCGGATGCACTCCTCTACAAAGCTGTTGTCGATGCTCTTTCATTCGTTTGAGAGCACGAGCGGACGAGCCGTAATAGGCTCGCCCACTCGCAACATGCACAATCGAATAAATGGCTGAAATCTTCAACATCTACTCTCTTACCCGTTACCAATTCCACTCAAAACAGAGAACGCAGGAGGGAAAAAATTCTGCAGCACGCTGTGAAGGTAAACTCCATATTCGTATTTCCTAGTGCGCAGCGGCCACTCAATCTGGTAATAATCCCTCAACACACGATATTGCAGCACGTTGCTCACGTTCGAGAGCGGATAGGGCAACACATCCGTGTAAAACAAAATCGTACCAGCCGGCATGTTCGGATGCAGATGGATCGGAATATCCTTTGCTCCGCTCATCGTGTACTTGTTCAAGTAGCTCTTGACCATGTACCCGCCCGCCATTACGCCCTGCTCCACGTTGAACACGAACCGCGCGTTGGATGAACCACTCGACGGTCCTGCCGCGATCTTCTTGGAGATGTTCGTCTGCTCCTGAGAGCTGATGTACATATCCGTCGGGCTCAGGCGATATATATCCCAGAACCATTTAAGGATCGCATCGATCTCGATGATGCCGCCGAGATTATCCGCCGTCAGCACGGATGCCGTGTACACGCCTGTCGTCCCATTGACCGCGCCCGTTGCGAGCATCGTCCACGGACCCGGAGCCGCGATCGACCCCAATACGGTGACGTTCGGTTGATAGGACGAGAGTCCGCACATGGACAAGAGTCCATCAAACGCGTTCGAGTTCTGCGAGGAATCGAACGCCACCGAGGCCGAATTACCCGGGATTTGCCCCGAGGCTCCGAGCACCGTCTGCGTGCCCGTCGCTGCCGCCGTGATCGAGTAGTAAGGCAGCGTCGTGATCGCCCCTAGGATCTCTCCCCCCGTGCCTGCGCCCGTCGCCCAGAACCACGCGTAAGCGATCGCGCCCGTCACCGTCGCCACCGATGCGTTGATGATGCCCGTCGCGGTCGCCGCCAAGGTCGCTGCCGCCGAGGCCTTAGCGCATCCCGCGTTGTAGAGCTGCCCCGTGGTTCCGTCCGCGGTCGTGAACGTGATGATCCCCGGCAAACCCGCCGCTACCGTCGCACGACGAAACCCATCAAGAGTCAACGCCACCACGCGCACGGAATACGTGGAGGTATTCGTCAACGATCCTGCGGGGGTCGCTGCCGCCGCTGCCGCGAGTGACGGGGTCGGAGTGATCGAGGCCAATGCCACGGTCCCCAAGCCCCCAAGCGTCAGAAGCTCCTCCTCGATCATCACCGCCCAGAGCAGATTACGTACGGACAAGGCTTTCAGGTCATCAAAGCCCTGCGCCGCAAGGTCCGCACCAAACGTCACGTTGTCCTCAAGACCCGTCTGCTTGTACGCCGCGGTGAAATCGCGCGTGGTCGTCTGTACGACCGCATTACGGATGCCGTCCGCGATCGCGCCGCCGACCGCCGTAGCGTTCAAGCCCACGATGCCGCGCCAGTTCGCCTGGATGCCGCCCTTACCCGACGTGCGCGGAATCTTGTTGCGCAGCGGCGTGATGATGGGAACCAACGTCTTCGCACCCAGCTCGAGGTCATAGTAGTTGATGCCCGTGGTCGCGGAAGCGGGCATGCCCCAGAATCCCGTGGTGTCCTTCTGGAGAAGCGACGGGTTCGCCGCCGCAAAATCCCGCAGTTGGGTGAACAAGTCTTGAATATTATCCATCGACATATACCTCTTTGAACATTACGCGCGTTAAGCGCAAATTTTGACTCTTTGAAAATTCGCGCCTAACGCGCTTTACTCCGTACATCACGTGGTCGGGATGTCCGTCGAACTCAACCTAAACGCCCCATTCGCATGAATCGCCTTGATCAACGTCGCGGTGTCGTTGTCGCCCACCATACGACCCGTGGGTTGATTGGTCATGGGATCAAGTTCCTGACGCCATTGCGACAAGGGCCCAGCAGTCGCCGGCTTTACGCTCTTGCGTAGTGCGTCGAGATCAACGTTTTGCAGCTTGCCTACATTACCCTCTTTTCCAACCTGCATCAGGTTCGGAGCCACGCGCGGAATAGTCACTTCGGCCCCCTTGTTTGCCCCTTGCACGGCCGTGATGATCGCGGGCATCGCTGCCGCCATCGCGGTCGCTACTGCCTTCGCAAGATCCTCGATGTCAATGCCCTTATTCGCCCAATTGCCTTTGGTAGTGGACCCGCTCTTCTTCGCCTTCATCTTCGGAGGAGGCGCGTCGTCCTCATCGTTATCATCCTGCCCAAACATTTCATCCTCGTCATCGTCTTCATCCTCATCGTCGTCCTCATCAGCGCGCGCCTTTTTCTTGCGCGCCATCTCCATCGCATCCTCGTCCATACGCGCCTTTTTCTTGCGCGCCTTGTCAGCCGCTCCATACTCCGCGGCATGGGTGTCCTTGTTCTCGTCCGTCGTCGAGTTGTCAGAGTTAAGCCCAGGCTTAGGGGCCGTCACGGCAGCACCGCGCTTATTGCCCTCCGCCGTAATAGTATCCGCCTTCTTTACCTCAGCCATCTTCTCTACTCCTACTTGTGGATCAACAGAATTACCATCTTTGTCATGCGGGCTACCGCACGACGCGCCCAGCTCACACGACGCGTCGTGCACGAGCTGAATTTTTTTCAAATCCTCGGCGCTGTTACGCGCGCCCCGTTTCATCAAGTTCTCGCCCGCGAACAACGACGCCCTGAGCGCCTTCGCAAACTCCGATACGTCCGCGCAATAGAGCCCCGGGTAAATGGATGGTGACGGTTGTAAACTCGCTCCGTTCACATCAGCCATAAACATGTCGCGAATCACGCCCTCCGCGGTCTTACCTTCCTTCACCTCTTCGGATTCCTCCGCCGCCATCGTCGAAAGCACTGAGAGCAAATTCGCCGCCGCATCCCGTAGCTCATCAGGCACGGTTGAGGCATCGCCCTCGATCTTGCGCTCAACCTGCGCCGCGTTGCAGATCCCGTGGAGCTGCTGGATCACGGACGCGAGAGACGCTACATCATAGATGCCCTTGATCAGCTCGGAACCTTTCAGCTCAGCCTCATGATCATCAAAGAACTTCGCGAGCTGCGACTCATCAAGGGCCAAAATCCCCTGAGCCTTGTTCGCATAGAGCGCGGCGAGTTGTCGATTTGCATCGCCCTCGGCATCATGGGTTCCGTATACGTGGCCATCCGTATCAACGACTTTCCATTTTCCATCCGCCTTCACTTTGTGGGGACGATGGATTTTATTCATATCTCGTTTCCCATAGCTCTCCGAATCATTGGGATCTTCATCAAACGCATCATCCGCATTCGGGTCCTGCGCGCGCGACTTCATCTTAGGCGACGTTTTCTTAGCCTTACCTCTCTTCGCCGACAGCTCATCGTCCTGAGACCCATCCTGTGATGCACCATCATTATGATCATTCGTGTCTTCATGATCGCAGGCTACCGTTCCTCCGTTCTCATCCTCGCAATCCCATTCGGCGGGCTGTCCCTCATCCGTGTTAGGCGGCTGCGATTGATGCTCGGAGGGTTTACCGCGTGCGGGCTTCTTGGCCTTTTTCTTTGTGCCCTCTTGATCATAATCCTGAATGCCGGTCGTTGCCGTCGCAGGCATCGTGAATTCCTTCTGCATGACTGCACTCATGACTTTTCACCAAATGCAATGTGGTAATTAACTTGGTTCGTTTTTGAGCTCACAGAGTTTGCATGATCAGACATCGTTTTGGCATGGGCACTCAATTGTGCTGCCTTATTGTCACCACTTCTAATTGCATTGGAGGCATCCCGATGAGCACGGGCCGCAGCCTCATGCGCATCCGATGATGTCTTAGCACTCGGGTTCTTCGTGTAAGCGTGCGCGTTTGCCATGTTATCGGCTATATGATCATGAGCACTAGCCACTCTAAAATGAGCGGCAGATTCTTGTGTAACTGGACCCTTTCCGGCTCCTGAATGGGGCCCACTTCCCGGACCACCCTTGAACAACACTTTCCCATCAACAAGCTCGAACACGGGCCGCCCAATTAACGTAGTGGTTACCTTCCCCTCACCATACCGTAAGGGTATCGCTTTTCCTGTAACAAATTCCTTCTCGACAATCGAGCCATCACGTTTATGGATCGAAAAAAACTTTGCGGTCGGAATGCACGGCCGATCGACGATCGAAATCTCAGAAGGCACCGCGGTATAGCGCGTCACCATCTTACCGTTGATCGGCTCCGACCACTTGCGGGCATAACGACCGCCTATGGAAAACCCCGTATGCACGCCCTCCATCACCTTATCCCATTCGTTGTTGTCAACGATCTTGGCGGCGACGTCGATCGCCTTCTCATTGTCTAAGAAATCGATCTCCGTGAGCTTGCCCGCCGCGATGTTACCATGCATCGAGCGCACATTGCCGTGGCTCTTGCCCTGCGTATCCGCGAACACCTCAGCACTCCATTTCTGGAACTCAGGTTTGCTGCTCGCATAATCGAACAATTCGTTATCCCGGTCCACGACCTCTTGCGCCGCGCGCCCGTAAACAGTACGCGTTGCCTCGTCCACCTTGTAGATGCGCGCAAAGATAGGTTGCATTAGGAGTTCTTCCTCACCTTAACAGTATATGTTGATCCCAAAAGTGACCACCTCATACCAAGGGCTCCTGATGAACGCGCTCTTCGACCCACCCCTTGAACTGCGCCCAGCTCAACTTCGTTACGCGCCCCAGCTTCCATCCTTTTTGGTAGCTACCGAGATACGCGGCTATGGCCTTTTGTCGTGAATACCAACCTACGAGGCACTTGTGCTCGTCGAAGGAACCATCTGGCTTCACCTGGTCAACCACGTACACGGGCCCGTGGTAAAGGTCGTCCGTGCCGATCGCCACAAACACGTCGATCTGCTCGCCATCGTTGCCGGTCGTCAACTTTACATAGCCGTAATGGGCCTTCATCGTTTCCCATTCCGGACGCCGGCGCGTGCCCGCGGGGTTCTCGATCGAGATGTCAAGGCCTCCAACGTTTATGTGACCGTGGACGTAATTACCCGCGTGCTTCTGCGGGTCCGTGGGCGCCGGCGTGTCATTAAGGTGCGAGGTCGCGGCCTCATGAGCTCGCGCGTCGACGGCTCTCTTCTTGACCCACCCCTTCGGCGGCCCGTGGAGCACGAGATCAGCGAAGACGCGCGCGAACTCCTCGACCGGATCGATGACGTAATCGCCCACCCACTCATCATCGTGGATAAGTCCCTTGGCGACCGCGGCCTGGTAGACGGGCAGTACGCGAAACGCAGCTAGCTTGTCGAGCGGCACCACCTTAAAGAACTCCGCCGACTTATACGGCGGCAGGTCCCACGCCTGCTTGATCCAGTCCGCGTTCTCAAGGCTCTCATCGAGGTCGTAGATCATTTTTAAATACCGCTCGCGGTCACGTTGCTAAAGCCCTTGGGTCCCAGGTGGTTATAGGCCTTCGTGGCGGCGTCATGAAAATTGTGCGCATCGCTATTTCGTAGCCGCAATGCCTGCATACCAACATGCGCTAACACCGTGACCTCATGCTCATTAGAACACCCAAACCCGCTCATATACGTGCTCAAAACCTGGGAAGCTGGCACCTTCGCTGAGAACACCGAACCCTTACTGCCACTGAAACCCGTAGCAGTGGAATACTTGGTGCTGAACGAGCTGATGGGCTGCAGCTTGACCCCCGCGATCTCTGGATGGACGCCACCACTTATCTTCATGCCACGTGCCACGTACACGTCCTTGACCCCGCGCGCGGCGAGGTCGGCCTGCGTCGCGCGGTACATCCCACCAACAAATTCCTGAAGGCCGGCCGCCACGATCTTGGTATCTATTTCCTTACCGAATGACTTACCAGCCTGCTTCATCACGTTCTCCTCAGACCCCGCGTTCTTGATCGCCGATAGCGCCTTCATTGAAAGGTCCTTTTCTTGCATCCCAAACAGATCGCGCGCCGCGAGCTGCATGCCAACGGACACCGCGTTGTTGTCGCCTGACGTACCGGCCCATGAACCCACCAATCTTGACTCAAGCGTAAACTGTTGCGGTGTGCTTGAGGTGTCACCATTCGCGCTTTTGAGCGCTTGGAAGTTAGGGCTGTCTTTCAACTGCGCGGCAAGCAGGCCCTGCACGTACGCCTTATTTTCCTCAGACGTGCCGCTCGATTTGCCGAGTGAAGAATGAAGCTCGTTCGCACCTTTTTCAAACGCTGACGTTGGCCCCTTGAAGTCCTCGACCGCTACCTGCTTGAACCCCTCTGGCACGGTATCCTTCGGAACGCCGACGCGCGCAGCGTCAGATGGCGTATACTCAACCACGGCTAACTTGGGCCCACCCACTGACTCCGGCTTCGCCGTTGCTGGCCCAAAAGGTTTCTCCGCGGCAACGGGCTTGGCTCCCAGCGTCCCCGCCTTCTCCTTTGCCGTATCGCTCTTCCACGTCTCGTGCGCCTGCGTTGGAGCCATGCCAATTTTCAAATTAGCTTGAAGATTTTTATCAGCTTGGTATACCGTGTCGCCAGGCAGCTTCGGATCAGTTTTAACGCCGGTGGTATTTTGCTTCCACTCAGCCATCGCCTCGGCCTTCGCCGTCTTGAAATTCTGGATCGCGGCCGCGCTATTGCTGCCCGCCTTCAATTGCTCGAGCGCTGAGTTGAGCTTGCCCTGGTAGACCTTGTCAGCCTCCGCGGTCGATATCTTCCCACCAGTGCTCTCAGGTTTACCCACGCTTTCAGGCTTTCCGATCGCTTCTGGTTTACCCACCACCTCCGGCTTCCCGATGCCTACAGGCTTTCCCATGCCCTCAGATTTACTTGGCTCGAGGTGCATCAGGCCGGTGGTCTTGTCCTTGACGATGTTGAGCACGAGCTTGTCTGAGTAGAGCCCGTTCTTAAGGTACGAGATCGACGACTTCAACGACGATTCTTTCTCACCCGTCGCCGCCGAGAGCTCAGCGTAGCTGAACTCATGGCCCGACTTGAAGAGATCGTACACCTTGCCCTTGATGGTCGTCTCTTTGGTCGACGTCGGCTTCTCGCCCGTGCCGCCCGTCCACTGGTTGCCATGGAACTCGTGGCCAACCTCCTCCTTCGCTAATTTTCGCGTGTGCCGCCACTGCAAATCAAGAAACCCAACGATCATCCAATGCAGAGCAGAGGCTTCCGCGTGCAAAGCAGCGGCCTTAGAGTTCAGGTAATCGCATTCGTAATGCTTCGCAGCGATGGCGTGCAGTTCATACGCGCGCCGATGGTCATTCAGGCGGTCGACAATAACCTCGTGCCCCAGCGCCGCACTCAGGGTCGCCGCGAGCGCACGGCCTCCAATACGTTGCCCATCACGATCTTCACGTGCCGCGGACGTGATCGCAAGATTAGCGAGCACCACCAATTCCTCATTCCATGCTTCCTCCTCAGGCGAGGGCGTATGGGCCTCATAATCGTCCGCATACCCTAATGGGTTATTGTAGTTGTGAGCTTCGGCATAATCATCGGCCTTCGCCATTTTCTCGGTGTCGTCCTCTTCCTCCGCATCGGCCTCCTCTGAATCGGCCTCTTCTGAATCGGCCTCTTCTGAATCATCAGGTTCTTCGTCGCTGCTTTCCTCATCACCTGGGTACGACGCCGTCCAGTCGCAGAGGCAGTTTTTTACCACCAACCCGCCGTTATTGTATAATCCGGTTGTCGTAGAAGCATCAAACGCATATCCAACAAAGGATGATTTATGGCAGGAAATAACTCGATAGCAATGAAACTTTGGTGGTCCAAACAAAAAGGTGCTAAACGCGCGCAAATAACTGCTGCCGCCCATATTGCCAACTGCGGTAGAAAACGTTCGCTCAAAGAACGCTTGACAGGTGCTACAACTCGCTACATGCGCGGCACTGGTATCGGCCCCCGTGAGTTGGCATTTGCGCAACTGCTCGATGCCAAGAGGATCAAGTACCGGCAACAGACCCCGTGCAGGTCTTACAGCATCGACTTCACCATAGATAAATTCCTCATCGCCGTGGAAATAGTGAGTGGCTTTGGCAATGTTCGTACTGCCAAAAATAAGGTGCATCGCCTTAAAAGCGTCCTCAAAGAATGGAATCTTTTTGAGGTTAGGTTGACGCCCGCAAGAGGGAGTCAAACTCGCGTTCAGTTTACACCGAACGTCATACAAGAGCTGGTCGCCTTCGCGAAGTTCTGCCGCCTTAACAAAGCCACGGCGGGTCAGCACCGGGTGGTTAGGCCCAATGGTGAGCGCTATCCTCTGAGAGGGTATGGGGCTGGCAATCCGCGCCACATCACGCCTGGGCAGATCAAAAAAACCGCGTTGATGTTTCACGCCGGCGCATCGCGCCAAGCTATCATTGACGCTACCGGCATCTCTAGGCATAAGATCAACGGTATCATGGCAGGCCTCGGCCTCAAGCGTAACAGCTGGCCCCGAGTACGCCGCTCTCACTAGCTGCCGCGTCTTACCATACGCAACGTAGGTAGTGCCATCGAAGCAGGCATTCGGATGTGCTGGCGGAAAGTCATTCCCGTTATCATCAAAATCTTCATCCATATCCACCACGCCAGCGTCCGCGCAGTCGTTGCACTCATCTTCATAATCATGGTCGTCAGACAACAACCACTTCTTCCCCGTCGCTCCCGCCTCCGTCGCCACATCGATACGCCCGCGCGAGTGCGCCATCGCGAGCTCCGTGTGGGCGATCAAGTTAGCGCGCGCCTCAGAGAACGCGAAGTTATTTTGTAGCTCGAGCTCGAGCTCTGGCTTTGACCATCCTTCCGTGATCGCGTCCTCAATGGTGCCGCGGATCGAGTCCCGCGTCGTGTCCTCAAGACCTGAGATCAGCTCCGCCGAATGCTCCTCCGCGTACTTCTCTGCTCCCTTATCAACCACCTCGAACAACGAGGCTGCGTCAGCAGCACTGACTCCCGCAGCTGTTATTTCCTCATACCCTGCGTCCTCAAACGCTTGGCTCATCGCGGGCGTCAAGGTGTCGGCGATCGCAAACCAATCCCCGTCATCCACCGCATCGAGGATCTCGGTCACCGTTGCTGCCGATATCACCTCTCCATCTACCGTAAGCACATCACGTGGCTTGCGCGCCTTCACGAGCTCAACAGCTCCCTGCGTGATCCCCGCCTGCTCGAATATCTCCGCCATCGATGGAGGCAATTTCTTTTCAGACTGCGCGTATCCAGCGTGCGTCCACGCGGCAAACGCCTCGGCAAACATCTCGTGATCATCCGTGCCGGCATAACGCGAGACCCCAGCCTCCCAATATTCTTTAGGATGCTCATCGAACACGATGCGGATTTTTTTTCCGATAACTTCCTCAACCCGTGGCATGACGAGATGCCCCAACTCATGCGCGAGCACCGTCTTAAAATCACGACCCACGTTGTGGGCCCCAACGCCTAACGTAAGCTCAGTAGGCTCATCATCGAACAACCGCCCGCAGGCGATGTAGAGCGTCGCCTCATCGAGCTCATAGTCGGCCATCGCTCCCGCGTAGCACCCGGTGGTGATTTCGTCCGTCGGGTAGAGCACGATCAGGCCCAGCGGGTAGCCCGTCGTCAGGGCCGCGCGGACCACGGCGCCCGCGTCACTCAAGCTGTCTAGGGTGCTCAGGATAACGCCTAGCGCGCGCTCCAGGGGCACCTGGCTGCCCGTTTCGTCACGTATCTGGGCGCCGTAGAACGCCCTGAGAGCGCCCCTGGCGCCACCCCCGCTAGAGACGCCCTTCTTAAGCCCTCTGGCCGCCTCTCTGGCGCTCTTAAGGCGCCGCCAGGCGCCCCTGGCGATGCTGGAGCTAAGGGCGGCGAGATGCCTTGATAAGTCGCTGGTGAGCGGCCTCACGTTGCGGTGAACGTATCGTTTGAGCGGGGTAGCCGTGCCACGTCGCTTTGCGAAAGGGGGATGCGCTCCCCGCACGTGCCTCCTTTTTGTTTTTGGGCTTCTTAGCGCTCGAGTCGAGCCCGTCTTTAGGATTATCTTCTGATACTTTCACATCAGTCGGCTTTTGATCAGGTTTAGCTAATTGCTTGGGGGCTTTCGCCTGTCCGCGCGCAGCCACCCCTCCGCCCGCAGTGATCGGCTTCTCAGTTTTTGGGTCTACTGCATTGGGGGGCTCAGTACCCGGCGCTGCCCCATTCGCCCCGCCTCCCCCCGGTGCCAATGCCGTTCCATCGATCAGCGATTGAATCGATATCGGACCCGTCGGCTGATAGATCATCGCCCCAATCCCGTAAGGCTCAAGCCCATCACGTTGCCGCAGTTCATCGAGCGAACGTGAGCCATTGCGCAGTAGCTTGTCATCGATCGCGCTCTGAGTTTCCGGGTCGTTCTCCTGCTCCATCGACCATTTAAATTCGACACCCTCTAATTTGAGTCCCTCATGGATCACGTTATCCATGACTGATTTCAAGAACGTGAGCTGCGGCCCCAATCCCTCATCCCGTGCCTCCTCTTGCGCGGTGAACGCGGTAGCACGGTTCACGGCTTTCGTAAAGGGTGTCGGGGCGATGCCAAAGGTGAAGCACATGATCCGGATCAACCATTCATCGAACTCCGCCTTAAGAAGGGCTTCCTCCGATTTGAACTCATGAATATTTTTGGCTGTCTCCGCAGGCACGAACCACAAACGCCGACGGGCCGCCGTATCACCCGCGAGCAACGCATCCATGGCTGTTTGCAATGTACCAATCTGATTCATATTCCAGCCCGCAGGCACACCCGCAAGGGCGGCAGGGATATTTCCTTCCGTGAAGTATTGAAGCTGTGACACCTCGCGGCGAAGTCCGATCTGAATCGTGATCAGGATCTGCTCGACCTTTGAATACCCATAGATACGATCCGAGGACGGATTAGAAATGAAGTACATCAGCTCAGAAGACAAAAAATCCGCGGTCGGTACTCCATGTAACACTTGTTGATAAGCCGGGAAGGGCGGAGCGGGGCGCCGGCCCGATTCATCGATCACCAATTTAATCGTGGACGGGTCCACGGTCTCGATCCGCTGAAGCTGCTTACCCTGATACACGGGCCACAATACAATGGCGTCAAGGACGAGCATATCCTCTACAATTGATCTCATCCATGTATTCCAATTCTGTCGCCCATCGGGGCATTTGAGAAACTTGGTAGCGGCGGCTGCTTTGTTAACTAGCTCCTCGCTATCATCCGTATCCGCTGCTACCGCCTCATCGGTCGGCACCACGGACCAATCGAAGTTCGAGATTTGATCCTTACGCTTCTCTATTAGGATTCGCAGGATATCGTAGAATTTAGCAAAGTTACGCAGCGCGTAGAAATCGATTCCTGAATCGCGACGCGGACGCGTTGAGATGTTGTAACCCGCGAGATAATCAAAGCGCCGGCCCGCGGTCTCTTGATGCTGCGGCTGCAAGGGGAGTTGTGGGGAGAACCATCCGCCCGTCAACCCATAGGTCACAGCTTGCGTCAGGCGCTTCGCAAAAGAGATCGGAATAATTGCTCGAGGATCTGTCATTTCAAATCTACCTTTTTACTATACGATCGCGCATCTTCGCAATGACCCGCTGTATACGATGAGATTCAACGCCCATACGGGCAGCCATCTGTTTCTCATTCCCTAATGCACGGCGCGCCTTATACCAATCTTCAATCACCTGAACCTGCGCCATTGTGAACTTAACGTAGCGTGCTCGCGTCATGTTAATGCCGTGCCTAAGGCAGCAAAGGGGTTCTTGGAATTCACAGGCATCGAGGATATCGGAGCCGTAGCCTCTCCATTCGCAGGCGTCTTAGCCCCCAATGATTTTGCCCACGCGAGGATACCTGCATTCGATCCCTGCACCACCACATAATTCACGAGCTGTGTAAACGCGTCCACGCGATCATCATGAGGGGCCTTCGGAAATGAGAATAGCTCCGCCAGGAATAGCTCAACCCAGGGCTCGGGCACTCCATGTTCATCGCACGGAAAAAACACGCGATTAGACTCCCAATAAGGCACGAGCGGCCACGCGCGTGCAACTTTATCGATTCCCACGGGTACCGCGACGATGGGCAGCGAGGTCGTGGCGTTCAGCTCTTGGATCAACTGCTGCCCCGATTGCTTATCCTCAATGAGCAACGCCGATGCGCTAATACGCGCGGCCTGCATGATCGTCGCTTCCTTCAGCCCGGGGTACCCCGTCTTGATCCGCACCTCCTCCGCAATCAACACCCCTCGATCAAATTCAACGCCCACGAGCGACACACTCCAATCGTTTTGTTCCTTCTCCTTAACCGCGGTGTCCCAGGAAATCACCTTTTGATAGATCGCAGTCGATGGAATGGACGGCGGATAGATAAATTGTGCATGGCCCCGCTTGAAAATTTCGCCTTGTAGCATCGAGGGGCGCTGCTGATGCTGGCCCTCATAACCTGATTGGCCTAGCACCCCACGCTCCTCCGCTAGCTTCTCAGGAGGGAACAGACGAGGGAACATTAGCGCTCCCTCGTCGACTCGAGGATCTGTCCACCCTAAGCTCGTAAAGCGCCGTTGATGCTCCTCCCATTCTTGCGGAATGATCAAGACCTCCCATGAATCGGGTAACAACTCGAGGACGTGGCCCATGAGATCGTCTTCTCGTAAACGTTGCCCAATAATACAGCGTGTAGATCGCTCGCCTGGGCGTGACACGTCATCAGGCACGATACGATTGAACGCTCCCTGATCCCACCATTCCACATTGATACGATCGACTTCCACCTGTTGAAAGGCTAATTGCGCATCGAGAGGATCATCTACAAACACCCCATTATAACGCTCGCCCGTGATCCTTTGACCCGTGGTCGCAGCGACACGAATCCCGGTCCTGTTGTTCGCAAAAACGAGCTTCTCATTTTGATCTCGTTGAAAGCGCCACTGTATTTCAAACGTGCGTTTGTACCAGGCATCCTCCATGATCATACGGCACTTCAACGAATCGCGCGTGCGCACCTTGTCATTGCCTGACGCAAACACCCCTCGATAAGCAGGGCGATCAATCCACATCCACGCGGGCAGACACACGGAGACAATGGTCGATTTAGAGGACCCCGGGGGCACGTTGATGATCAAATTATTTTTAGAAAGCTTATTTTGCACGAGCGCTTGGACATGAGCGCAGATTGAATCCATGTGCCAGTTCCACACCAAGGGCGTCGCCGGCTCAATGATCGGCCACGCCCCTTTCACAAACTCCGCGAGTGAACGGCGCATCCGTTCTGTGCGAATCGCGGAGAGGCTTGGAAGATGATGAGCAACAGCATTCATGATTTACGCATTACGGAAAATCAAAGCGATATTAGCTGCTGCCTGCGCAGTGCCCGTTTGATTGATCTGCGACAAATGGAAGGGGCTCGATGTGCCTGTGATCGCGGCGCTGTACACGCCCATCCCGCCCACCGCATTGGTTGATGTTGCAGTGTTAGAGGCAATGTCGGCGTAAGGCACAGCGGTTCCTAGATTAGTTCCACCCCACATTGACATGGTGGCTCCAAGATTAGTCGTATTCGCTCCAACGCTTGAGGTTGCCGTGATGATATTAATTCCGACGTAATATTCTCCCGGGTGAATACGCGTCGCTCCAAAGGGGATGGAGATATTGCGGATCGCACTTGCCGTCAACTGCGTTTGTCCTGCCGTATTCGACGCGTAGGAATAGGTCGTCTGCGTCGAACTGCTCATGATGAATTGCAAAGATACCGAGTTCGCATTTTTGGTGTAAATCGCGCCATAGGCAGAGAGCGCAATGGCCGCGGTATTCGAGGTAGCTGCCGACCCACAAGACATGGCCACGAGCACATCAAGACGCGAAAAAACAAGCTGCACAGGAATGGATATATATTGAATCGACAATGTGGCATTACCAAGTGCCCCAATTGCTCCAAATTCAAAGGCCGGAGGCCACACATAACGTGTCAGAGCCGGATTAACAACCGAAAGGCCATTAGTGCTGAGCGTGTATCCAAACCCAGCAGAAGCCGAAGAGCCCGTGCTAACTCCCGTACCTGCGAATTGTGTTGAGTTGTAAGAGGCAGTGAGCGTTCCCGCGCTCGCCCCCGTTGAAAGACCAAAGGTGATACCGTTGGAATCCTGGAACGTAAGTCCTGAGAGCGCGGTGCTCGCAACATCCGCCGATACATTGAGCCCACCTTGCAACGTGATCGTCTGCGCACCGCCTGCTGCGGTACTCACGGACAACGTAATATTGTTCCCACCCGCGAGCACTATCTGTCCAGCCTGCGTCCCCGTGTTACCCGACGTATTGCCTATATTCGATACGCCTATCGATTGCGCGGGAGCGGACACCTGAATCGAGCCGTTTGAAAATCCAACCGATGCCTCTCCAAGGCCATTGAAAGAAAGTGCACTAAATGACAACACGGTCGATGAGTTCTGAGTCGTGTTGCCCAACGCAAAGAGCGATACTTGCGCGGGTACTGTATAACTTGCACTGATCCCATTTGCTCCCGAGGAACCAAAGGAAATCCCATTCGCATTTTGAAAGGTCACGGTTCCCGAGGTGTAGGTGGTGTTCGAGACCTGCATCCCACTGATTCCCGTCTGAGCGGCAGGCGCATTCGCGCCACTGATAGTAATCGTCTGCGCTCCGCCCGCTGCCGAACTGACCGACAGCGTGATGTTATTGACGCCTGCAAAGATTGCCTGCCCAGAGTAGGTACCCGTATTGCCCGACGTATTACCCCCTGTCGATACGCCTAACGATTGACCTGGTGCAGAGACTTGAATCGATCCATTGGAAAATCCAACCGTTACCTCTCCAAGCCCATTGAAAGAAAGCGCATTGAGCGCCATGGCCGAGGACGAGTTCTGAGTCGTATTGCCCAACGCAAAAAGAGAAGCCTGAGTCTGAACGGAAGCCGTCAGCGTACCAACACCCGCCCCGGTGGATAGACCGAAACTGACGCCATTTGAGTTACTAAAAGTAATAGCTGAGAGCGCGTTCGATGTACCCCCGGGCGCGGAAACGTTGAGCGCATGGGACGCTGTAATCGCCTGCCCCGCGCTTGATCCAAAACTGATGCCATTTGCATTGGAGAATGAGACGGTGCCAGAAGTATAAGTCGTGTTCGAGACGATGATCCCACTGATCGCGGTTTGCGCGCCTGCCGCATTGGGGCCCGATATGGTGACTGACATACCCCCCGCATTAGTGGATCCTGACAGAGTGATACCGTTTCCACCCGCAAGCACAATCTGATTTGACACCGTTCCCGTATTGCCCGAAGTGTTCCCTCCCGACACCCCTGCCGAGAAACTAGCTCCCCCCGTACCACCACCAACGGCACCTAAACCTACTACGCCTAGCATATTGTTCCCCAAATAATCGACACAGAATCTCTCACGTATTCAAAATCACGGCAAGCTTATCACCGGGCACCACTACAAAATATTCAGTCTGCCCCGCGGCAAGACGCATGTTCACCGTAGTTGCTACGGGCGATGTCCCACCAATACGCACCGAGCAGATGCTGTCAGTATGCACCCGTATCAGATGGGTTTGCTGTGTGAACGCAGCACTTGCTGTTGAACCTCCCGTGTTGCTCAACGTCTGCTCTGCAAGCGGCGGACAATGCCCCGCCATGGCGCCCGAGGCCGGGCGCACGTAGATAGCTTCAAACTCAGCGATATATAAAGTCGTCATCTCATTTTCCTCTTACACTTCATCAGGGACAGCGATCACGGAATACACCGCTGTATCATAACGTTGCGCTCCACCCGATACCTGTATCCAAAAAATAACCTCTCGTGACTCCGACTGACTCTGCGCATAACCAAATGTGTTCCACGCAGCGGGCAAATTAAGCAGCGTCGATTCACCTACATCACTGATCGTCACCCAATCCTGCAACTGTACGTGATTTGTTGCATCCCACACTCTCCATTGCACGAGCACCGGTACATAGGGCATACCAAAAATATCAAGATACGCGATCTGCACGTAATAATCCGAGCGCTCAGGCACCTGTGCACGCGTTGAAACAGGCAAGAAGGTAATCAGGCTCGGGCCCGGATCAACAACTATCAGCGTCGTCTGATAGTCGTTTTGAAACGTTGAATCTTGAAAACCTCCAAAGAAACTCATAAAAATCTCATTGCATTAAATTCTTGGCGGAACTTTTTTGCCACACGGAACACGATAAAACCGTCATCGAGACAGTCGGATGCGTCGAGCCAATGATGGGGCATACTCGTTTTGCATCGATTATATTCAGCATCGTAGACCCAGAGACGGGAGGTGGAACATTGTTATTCTGCGGCGTAAATGCATTCCAGTTAATCGTCCCCACTGCCACATTATCAAAATACCAGATAGCTGAGCCTTGACTCGTTGCGGTTGCTGGAATCCAGGCGAGCCCATACGCATGGTACTGCGCCATATCGGCTGCCACCGTGATGGGTGAAAACCCTCCTCCCCCAGTGCTCACATTATGCACTGTGGGCGTTGTATCCTCATACCAATCGTGGCCCGCAATTCCGTACTTGTTAGTGACGCCAGCATCAAACTCAAATACGTCGATTTCAACCCAATGATAATACCCCGTCGCCTGCCCAGGCCATTGCATCCAGGAAAGCACTCCCGACAAATGCTCAATGTTCATCAACCAAAAGGATGGCCACCCAAGCCCTACGAGCGAACCATTGACAGGGGGAAATTTCAACACACATTCAAAATATGCTCCCCCTCCAAACGCCACGCCTTGCCAATTATTAGTAAATGCGTTGTTCTGATGCGCCGAACAAACTCCGTAACCATTGCCGGGATTACCCACACAAGTCAGCGTACCATCAGGATTTTGAGTATTCGTCCCCGCGGCATTGGTGCTAAAGAAATTGAAGTTGAGCAGATTCCCACCTAACACCGGAGCAGGACCAAAGGTCCGTGCTGTATAGCCCGCAGCAAGTGCGCCCGCAGGAATTGATCCTGCGGACGTAATGACACTGTTCGCATTCAAGACCTGTGAAACAATGGGACCTAAAGCCGGCATAAATCAGAGCCCCGTGCGTTGAAGCGTGAAGCCGCAGTCAGCGATCGTAAAGCCCGTTGAAGAGGCATTCTTGCTCGTACAAGCCATGCGCAAGCGCCAGCGAAAAGTTTCATAACCCAATATCCATATGTTGGTAATAGTGGAGGAAGCATAGGCCCCGGACGCGGCGTACGAATCCACGGTCTTGGCACTAGGCGCCAAATTGAACCCATCATAGAGATAGATCGAGAAAATCCCATTCGCGGGCCCCGTCTGATAGTTCAGGTTGAGCGTATAGGTTCCAGGAGGCGCCGTCACATCGTACTCGATGAAATCCCCACTTACCGCACTCGTGTTCGTCCTAATCGATCCATTAGGCGCTCCTGCCGTCGCCACGATCGCCCACGTGCCGCCGGTCTTCGCCTCATTGACCACCGCATTCCCCTGCCCAGAAGCTAAGGCAAGAGGATAGTTTCTATACGTCCATGCATCATCATTATTCCAGTATGGGGGTTGTCCATAGCGACTACCTAGAACCGGATGCGCGTAGGGGCCATCATTATGCACCGGAGTCGGCAGGAGCGGCGTTACCATCAATTGATAGCTAGGCGTGCGGTTATTACATCCTTCATAAAAAAGGTATGACACACCATTCGGGCCCGTGCACACATAAGGGTCCGCGATCTGATCGAACTCGAAAAAATGTGCACGCTTCATCAGCGCTGGATTACCTAGAAATAATCCGTTGACCTGAGCCACCGCGGTCGGCGTTCCTGTGACCGCGGTCGACCAAGTAACCGTGGTCGAATTAAAGGTGTAAGTCATCGAAATGACTTGCCCGGTAGAGAGCGTAGTATTGTAATTACCACCCTTCGCCGGAAACTGAAGGGACAAGGTCCCAGGGCCCGTGCCCGAAGGAGGAACGGTGAAGATTTCTGGGATCAAAGGCAATTGCGTTATGGTCCAGGTGTCGGTTGCGATATTCGCGAGCGGAATCGTGGCACGAAAAATATCATCAGGGAACGCGCGTGAGTAGGTACTACCATGATAGTACATCACGGCATTCGAGCCTACGATCTTCACATCCGCACCACTACACGAGCCGTTGGGGCTGGGCCTGATCGAAGACACCTGCCCGTAGCCCAACACGAAAGTACCATTGACCGTCGCGCACGTCAGCATGGCGATCTGGAATGAACTCGTACTGCCCTCCACAGGGAATACGTTGCCCCACAATGACTCTTGAAACATGTAATACGTGCCCGCTACCTTTACCACGCAGCAATTCCCATTTGCCGACCCACCGCCTACAACGCCCGTAAACACTGTGGTCGGGGCTGAGAACACGGGTCCAGAACTCGGGCTGAATACCAAGGGCGCGGCAGCCACGCGAATATTTTTACTCGATAGTTCGATGTAATAAATATAGATCGTCCCACCTTCGATATATACGTAGCTGTGCGCACAGGTCCCCGCCTGTCCGCCCGTGCCGGCCCCTAAGACCACGAACGGTGTTGACCAATTAGACGGCACCGTAGGGTCAGTCGAGTTGTACATGTAAGAGATCGTCGAGCCGCCGTTGGTGAAGGTCGCATTGTAGACGCCATTCGCGTACCACACGGACAGCTCCTGTCCGTTAAGCCCTAAGGGATAACGATCTGAGGCCGCAGAAGATATCGAGTAAGTACTGATATCTCCCGTGCCTTCCGTCAACGGATAAGACCACGTCACCCCATTGCTCCACACAGGCCCTACGTCCGACGTGTAAGCCGGATATCCTACGTAATTCGCCGCAGGAAAATTCGCAACGAGCTGATCATACGTTTGCACCGTCGGGATCGGAACCCCAGAAGCAACGCCCACCAATGCTGATACCATAAAAATTTCCTCTCTTTACTTCTTCGCGGTCAGCGTGCAGTGAATGTCCTGGCACGCCTCTTTGTAATTCGACATCGCAAAATTCTGATACTCCGTATTGCGCGTCGTCAGATCGCCCCTCATCCCATAGCCGTAGGTAAAGAGGAGATCGCAGCAGTAGCCATCCAGGTTCCACTCGATATCGTTATCGGGCGCATTCACCTTGCGCCAATCCTTCGATAGGTACCAGAAAAACATCTCGCCCACGGGGGGCCACTGATGAGTGAAGTCTCCATACGCGCGCGAGGAGCACCAATGAGGCGTGATGATTTTCGCTTTCCCATCGGGGACGAGCACGCGCCATAGCTCATTCATGAACTTTACTCGTTGCAACCCTGTGAGGTGCTCGAGGAAATGCGAGCAATGGATTTCCGTCACGCTACTCTCAGCTAAATTATAAAAAAATCGTTTCCCTTCTACAGGCGCGTATTTATCTAGAAACTCCTCATCAAATTGCCATGTATCAGCGGTTAAATCCGTTATCGCATCCACGCCCTCGAACTTGCGCCGATCGATGCCTAAGAACCCCGCGGCCTTATTTTTGCCACAGCCCAGATCAAGCTTGATTACCGGACGCTCAACCGCTTCCTCTTTCGCTAACTTGTGTTCACTCATTTTTTCATCGTCCTTTGTTTAAAGTAATCCGGTCTCAGGCCTTCGGCACCTGCGTGATATCGACATACACCATCTGTCCTGGAAGCACCTGGCCCATGGCAGGAGGATTGTTGACGGTAAAATTCAGGCGCCCTTGCGGCGTCCATTTCGACCACTGCTTATTTTCATCTGTGTCCCCATAGACTGCTATCAGCTCGATTTCCTCCGACTGAATATTACCTTCCTGATCCGCGATCCGCTTCACCGAATTCACTGACATCTTTAATCGTAAGCTCATTTCATTTCTCCTTTAAGTTTAAATCGTCGGCGCATTGTTCTGCGCACAACAGGCTGTACCAAACGTCCTAAAATCACCGCGCCCGCAATACAATTCGCGGCCCCTGCTATCGGGCTCAAACGCCGCACTAGCATACCCGCACTTATGGCATCCGAACCCTATCCCATCTTTCGCTACCCCATACACCGCCACATCGGCGGATTTCTGATACAACGGCATCTCAGGGTCGCCCGCACACAAATTTTCCCAATCCCCGCAGCTCCCCGCCTCACGAGATATCTCCAATGGATCAATCGGATCACCGTTTTCATTCACGAGTAAGCATTCCTGATCATCGGCTTGATTGCACCGCCCGCAATTATATCGACCCTGCTCATCATACGTGCGGGTAAGCCCCGTGTAGGGATCAGCAAATTTAAAATGCGCAGCAAAGCGGTCACGATTATGTTGCTCTATCAATTCCCGTTCAGGACCTACCTTCGTCGGCTGTACGAAATTCCCATCCTTCATGGACGGCCTCAGTATCAGCCGTACGGGCGCCCCTCCCGCCTTTAAGGCCTTCGCTATCCTGTCCGCCATCACCGTGTATTCTGCTTGCATTCCGTGTCACCACATCATATCAGGGGTGCCGAATTGGCCTAAGAGATCGTAATGCCCCACCTTCACCGCGCAATCGATCGCGCAGCGATAACCGTGCTTGCGCGCATCGCCCCAGAAATACAGGTCCTGTGTACTAACGCCGTCTTTGGTCTGCGTCTTGAACCACGGCTTACGCAACGCCGGGTCCTTGAACATCGACAAACGAAACAGATTGAAGCCCATGCCCGTACCACAACACTCCACCAATCCACCATTGGGGTCGGGGGGTTGAGGACGAAAGTTCAGAATGGGATCCTTCACATCACCCCATATCTGTGCCACACCCGCCTCGCCCTTTGTGTAATACAACCCCCCGACACACGCTAACTCAGGATGATTTTCCAATTGCTCCACAAGCCTGATCACGCCATCTGAGGGCGGGCAGTTATCATGCTCGATGGTCAACATAAATTCCCATTGACTCAAGTCCGGGTGCGCGAGGATCCCCTCCAGCGCGCTCGTGTAAGCATCTCCGACCTCCATGCCTTGCGCGAGAATACGGACCACCCCATTATTCGGCGGGAACGCCAGATTCCAATGCGAGAGTGCGACCTTCGCGGGGATCGAATCCGCCGCGGGCAGCACCACGATGATGCGCTGCTTTTTCCACGAGCCGCCTTTTAGCAAGCGCGCGGACGCTTTATGCACATCTTTGTTATGCTCGCCCCCGAAATCGGCAATTACTAACTGTGGTTTCATTTCAAATCCTCATTCATTTATTAATGATGCACCGCGCCCCAGTCCCAGGTAGGAGACCATCGCGTGCCCAATGCATCGAAGATCACAGGAACCGCAACACCGCCCGTGAAATTCACGGTAGGCTTAAAATCAGAGATGATATTCAAACCCCCACTACCATTCGTGAAGGCGGGGTTGTTGCTCGTCGTCACTGTATTATTTGCGACCGTATTGCCTGAACCCGAATTACCGATCGTGCTCGACAAATAGATGAGCGTGTTTTGCGCGACGCTATTATTCGCCGCAGAGGAAATTCCACTACCGCCCAACGAACCACAACCTCCGTTGTAGCACGTGTTGTTGTAGAATTCATTGTATTGGGGATACGCCGCAAGAATGGGCGCGGTGGTCGTGCCCGAGCCTGAGCAGGTGCTGCCTGAAGTATTATTACTCGTGCCTTGGAATCCTCGATTGCCTAACGACGCACCCGAGGCCTTGAAGATATTATCCCTGACCGTGCCATTTTGCACACCAAAGAGCAACTGATGGCCGCTCGTCGAGGGCGCAAAAATATTGCGCTCAACGATGACGTTTCGGAGTCGCTCATCAGTGACTTGATTCTGCGCGATCATATCAACGAGCTCGGCTCCCGATGTACCCCCCGCGAAATTATCAGAAAATATGATGTTTTCGGTATACTGCCCAATCCACTCACAGGACGTATTTTTGGTGTTACCGCTATGGAACTTGAACACCGAGCCCACGCTATTCGCATTCAGAAAATCGTTATCTGAGAACACGCACATACGGCACGCCGACACGCGCACAGGCTCTACGCCGCCCGCACCCGATGCGCCCGTGCCATCATAATGTCCCCCGAGCATGGCGGTGTAGAGAGAAGACACAAAAGTCGCACACGGATAAACCGAACTCCCCGTCGTGCAATTGTTCTGCGCATAATTGACGAAGGTACCTTGCTGCGTACCAATGTTATTCATGCGCAATTGGATATAACCCATCTCGGTCGCTTGCGCGACATAGAAACTCGTATTGGTCGCATTCGACCAGAGATTATTGAGCGTGATACGTTGAGTTGCCGTATAGGGCGGATCATAGGCGTTATTGATAAGCACCATCGCAGATGCGCCCGTGTTGCCCACGAGGTCCAACACGCGCCCATCACTCGCCGTCGTGTCGATGCTAATCGTTCCGCTCAATTGCGGAAAGGTCGCTTGATTCACAACGGTAATAAGCGTGTTAGCACAGGCGCCATACGCACCAATCGACCATTTAGCAACGACGCCTACATTTGAATTACCCGTGAAACTATCACCGCACTTGTAAAGCACTTGCTGGCCCGCGCTGGGCACATGGGTCGTTGAGCTTGTGGTTTGCGTAGCCCCCGCAGGACAACCTGAGCCCACCGTCGAATTAAAATAGCAAGTGGTCGCCGTGTTGGGGAATCCATTGGAGCTAATTGGATCATAAGCCGTGATTGTAGTTGTGCAGCTTGCTGTATTGCCCGCCTGATCAGTAGCTGTGACCTGCGCTGTGTACAGCGTATCTGAACCCTGCGTGACATACAAATGCGCTGCCACGCCCCCCGTCGCCACATTACGGCTGTTGCCATTCGGGTTTGAGCCATAAGCCCAGGTCGAAGTTCCTGAAGAACCACTGTCGCCAAAATTCCATGAATAGGTCACATCCTGAAATGCCGTCATGTTGCCTGTCACGGTCGAGTCAGTGCTCGCGGTCGCATCGAAAAAGACCAAGAGAGGTGAAACACCCGTGGAACGGGGATTGCTCACGCTAAGAGTAATGGGGCCCGACGTAACAGGACAAGGGGACGAGGGCGGCGGGTTGATGCACACGAGCTGCCCATTAAACTCAATGGGCGTTCCCCCCAGCGCAAAACAAAACGCGCCCGCAAGGCATGCGGAGGAGAAAAACGCAAGCAGGGGCGCTATTGACAATGTAAACCAAGAGCGAAATAGTTTCATGGTTACGCCGTGACGTTGCAGAATTGAACGGGGATGTAATTATCGACCAAATTGCCATTCGATCCTGCGCCCGAGATTTCAGAGAGCGCGATGGAGGCAGGGAGCACGGTGGAGGTCGCCGAATAAATACCTTGCCCAGGAACATACTGCATAGAGTTGCTCGGCACCTGCCCAATCAGACCTTGAAGCTGAGGGCCCGGCCCCAACGGCACAACCACGTTCGAGATCGAAGCACCATTGGCGTTGGCAAATGTCGTATTAGACATCACCCCCACAAAGAGATCGATGCCTCCCGTAAAAAATACGTTCATGGGCGCGGAGAACCGTCGAATGCCTGAGATCGACGCATTGGAATTGCCCGAGGAGTTGGCCCATGCATAGCTCTGCGATCCACTCGAGGCGAGTGACAGGGTCGACACGTTGAGCGTGTAGAGCCCGACATACAGGGAAAGCGTCTGCGCCTCGGTGGACAACGACAGGTTTGACAACGAGATCGAGGCCATCATATCGACGCGCGATGCCGTGAACCCGGGGAACGCCGCAACCACGGGATACACCTGCACCGCACCCACCCCGTATTGCGTCAAGGTCGTATTCATCACGGGGGACGGGGCTTGGAAGAATTGTGGCTGATTCAAATTCGTGGTACCGGGGCCCGAGATAATCAGCGTGCCCGCCGACCATCCTGCCGTGATCATGCCCGCTGCCGAAATATTCAACGATGATTCTGCGTAGGTCGAGGAGCTCGATTGCCCTGTCGTGTTTCCTTGCACGTAGATCGTACCCGCGGTACCCGCGGTACCCGCATTACCCACGAGGCTAATCGTCATCGAGCCCGCATTGGTAGAGCCCGACAACGTGATATTGTTACCGCCTATAAGTACAAGCTGATTCGACGCAAGGCCCGTATTACCTGCCGTGTTTCCCCCCGTCGAGAAACCCGCCGATAACAACGTGACACCGGTCGTATTGGGCGCAGAGATATAGATCGAACCGCCCGAGTTGCCCACCGAGACGATGCCGCCGCCGATCAATGACAGGGTACGCGCGTCATAGGTCGCGGAAGTCGCGCCCGTCGTGTTGGTACCCGCGGCATACACCCCAATCGTCTGCACGCTCTGCGCCCCGCCTTGCGCTGAGATCATCAAAGAGCCATTCGTCACGCCCACGGACACCGCGCCCGCGCCCACGACCGACAGGGCCGAGGCCGCGATCACGCCCGAGGAACTCTGCGTCGTGTTGCTGATCGCATACGCGTTCAAACTCACGTTGTCAGAGATGATGACCGCGCCGCCCGAATTTCCTACATAAATGTTCCCCACGCCGCTCAATGACAACGTGCGGGCGTCATAGGTCGAGGACGATGTGCCCGTGGTGTTGCCTCGCGCATAGGCGCCCAACGTCTGCACACTCTGCGTGACGTAGGAGGCAGAGGCCGTGATGGTGCCCGCATTGAGGCCGAAGGAGACATTGTTAGCATTCGAGAGCGTCACCGCGCTGTAGCCCGCAGCTTGCGTGCCCGCCGACACGTTCACGATGACTGCTCCCGTGATCGTCCCCGCGCTAAGGCCAAAAGAGACGTTGTTGGTATTCGCGAACGTGAGGGCAGATACATTCGAGGCTTGCGTGCCCGCGCTCACATTGATCGCGCTCAGGAGCCCCGCGGTCGAGGGCACGGTGTAGGAGCCCACCACCGAGCTGTTCGTGAGATAAAGCGTCAATCCGTTCGAGTTGCCCAGGGTCAAGGTCGAGTAGGCGAACGACGTATTGGAATCCGACACCGCGACAGGTTGCACGGTTTGCGTCGGCACCGTGTAAGAGGCAACGATAGAGCCATTCGACGAGTAGAAGGACGCACCGTTCAAATTCCCGAGCTTCAACGTCGAGAAAGCAAACGAGCCATTAGAGCCCGACACCGCCACGGGCTGCGTGCTCTGCGAAGGAACGGTATAAGAACCTACCACTGAGCTATTGGTGAGATACAACGTCAGCCCATTAGAATTGCCCAGGGTGAGCGTCGAGAACGCAAATGAGGTGTTGGAATCAGAGATCGCAACGGGCTGCACGGTCTGCGTCGGCACGGTGTAGGACGCGGTAAGGACGGAGGAATTCGACAGCCCAAACGAGATGCCGTTAGAGTTCGCAAAGGACAACGTGCCGGTTGTCTGCGTCTGCGTGCCCGCGATAATCGCCGCCATGCCCGCCGCAGGCCCCGGGTTCACGGTCGCCGTGACGACACCCGCGGTGTTCATGCCAAACGTGACACCGTTCGAGTTTGAGAACACTACCGTGCCCGAGCTAGCAAAATTCGTCCCCGCAGAAATTGCAACGCCCGTCGATCCCGTGCCTCCGCCCACCGCACCCGACAGGACGAGCGAGCCGTTAGAGAATCCTACCGACAAACCTCCTGCTCCCTGCACCGACATCGAGCGCGCATCGAACGTGCCCGAGGAGCCTTGCGTCGTATTTCCTATCGCATATGCACCCTCAGTCTGAACCGATTGCGCGAGGACGGAGCCCGTCAGTGTTCCATTGCTCAGGCCAAAGGAAATGTTGTTGGAGTTCGAGAAGGTGAGCGCTGTAGCATTCGATGACTGCACGCCCGCTGATACCTTTAGCGCACTCAACAACCCTGCGGTCACGGGAACAGTGTAAGAGCCCGTGATCGTACCCGCATTCACGCCAAACGCGAGGCCGTTTGAATTGGAAAATGAAACGTAGGAGACAATCACACCCCCTGCCGAATCACTGACCCCTATACCGCTGAGTAGCCCTGCGGTCGAGGGCACGGTATACGATCCTGTAAGGGTAGAGCCCGCGACCCCGAACGACATCCCATGAGCGTTCGAGAACAGTACGCCCGTAAGGGTCGCGCCTCCATTGCTCCCGCTCACTCCCATCCCAGAAATGAGCCCTGCGGTCACGGGAACGGTGTAAGAGCCCGTGAGCGTCGAGCCATTGAGCCCAAAGGCGAGCCCGTTCGAGTTTGACAGAACGATGGAGGATAGATTAGCGGCTGCATTCGAGACCGAGAAATTGACACCCGTCTGATAGGAGGCGGAAGCCGTGACGTTGCCCAACACATCCATGCCAAACGTCACATTGTTCGCATTACCAAAAGCCGCCGTGCCCGTCGTCGTGACATTGGTTCCCGCCGCAATCGCCACGCCCGCCGCTCCGCCGCCCGTCGCGGAGATGACGATGTTGCTGCCCACAATGCCTGCGGAAATGATGCCCGCACCTGACACACCCATCGAACGCGCGTCGAAAGTGCTCGCACTATTGATCGTCGTATTACCGAGTGCCGTGACACCCAAGGTTTGATTTGATTGCGAAACGGAGGCCGTAATGTGCCCATCGAGCGTCGGGCCAAAAGAAACGTTATTGGCGTTTGAAAATGCTCCTATGACCTCGGTCCCCTGCACACTGAGCGACACCGAATGCGACGAGTTCCAATGAGAGGGTCGTATCTCATAGGACGTATTATCAGGGGTCGTTGCAGAAAGTACATGTAGGACAGTGCCGGGCATTTGCGCTTTACTCTAATAAAAATGGGGCTTGACGCTTACTCTATTATTGTACGGTATCCTAATAAATGGCTCTACGCCTCCCTCACGGACAGGTGCAAGCTCCCGTAGGCGCAACGGTCGGGGTGAGAACAGGAGTCCAACAAGTAGGCGACGGCGCTCGAACCCAAGTCGTTGTCTGCGTCCAAGAGCCCGCATACCCCGTAGGGCATTGAATGGTCGCGGTCGTCGTCACTGGTTGCGCAGGACAAACGAGGACACAGGAGCCTGCAGGCGCGGAGGTGGGTGACACGACCGCGGTCCAGCACTGCGGATACGGCGCCTGCACCCAGGTCGTGTATTGCGACCACGAGCCCATGTACCCCGAAGGGCATTGCACGATGGTGACAGAGTTTGCGGGCGCGGGTCCGCATTTATGCCGATGACCGATCGCGCTCGAGGCGATAGGCGCGCTCGCCTGGCCCACCGCATTGAGCGTGACGATCATCAGGAGTCCGAACCATAATGATCTCATGTCAATATCCCATCTGAGGTTGGCCCAACAAAAAATCACTCCAGCGATGCTGCGCTAGCGCCACATATTTTTTGAGCGCCGTGCGCCCCTCCTCGACCGCATGCAAGGGATTATGGAGCAAGCCCATCGCGACCCGCATGATCGAGGAGGGATCCTCCGCCGCCGCCCACCATGCGGTAGGCGTCCATTCAAGCGATGAGGTCGTGACTGACGGCACGCCCTCCGCGATCCCGTCCGCGGTACACACGTTGAACGTCTCATCGAACGAGGGCTGAATGAGCAAATGCATGTTAGCCGTGATATCGCGGAACTGCGGCCAAGAAGCCCAGGGCACCTCGACAATTTGGGCGTGAGGGAGGTTCGCATACAACTCAGCACGCGACTCGATCATTCGCTCACCCCCATCGGGCCGCTTCGAGTTCACATAGAGCTCCACGTTATAGCCCATCGCTTTACCGATCATCACCGCGGCCTCTGCCGCACAGAGCTGATTCTTCCATGGACGTGAGGCGCCAAAAGAACCTAGGCGCAAGGTGTTGCCGATCTTCTGCGGTGTGAAAGGCTGCACAAAAGAAGTCGTGTCGTAGAGATTGGGCAGCAACAACGCCTCAACCCCGAAAGACCCTGAGATAAATTTTGCTACCCGCTCATTGTTCGCCGCCACCCGAATGTTGTGCATCATCTCCTGATAGCCCGCGACCTCCCGAATATTCTTGATCCCATTCTTATCGATCGACAAATATGCACAGCCCGAGTGATTGAGTTGCACGAACGTAATATCGGGATATGCGATCGCGAGGTGATAGAAATTGATCGGCAAAATCCAAGAGGGCGCAGACACAATGACATGCGTGATAGGACGACCGCCCACGCGCTCTGCCGCTTGGAGCTTTGCCCATAGCATTTTGACTTCACCGCCCTTGCCTGCGGACGAATCAAGAGACCAGGTCTCAGTCTGCACGCCTGCGCGGCGCAGGACCTTCAACGTGTTGGTCGCAGTGACTCCAAGGCCGATATGGCAAACGCCCTGGATCGCAGCAAAATTCTTGATCGCTAAGATAACGCGAGCAGACACCAATGAGGGCGCGACATCATGCGGAGGTTTTATTTTTTTCGGCACGTCGTCACTTACCCATTCCCATTCTTACCATTCACCTTCACGGGATCATCGATCGTCGCCTTCAATTGATAGGAACGGCTCGTAGGCAATAAATCGGTGAGTGAATTAACTCCATAGCCGACCCCAATGGCTGAGGTGATATTCAATTGGTCGAAGGACATCAGCACCACGAAGGCCAGAACGTTGCCCACGATCGTGCTCAATGTTTCAGGCCAATGGCACAGATAAAGCCTATAAGACATGGGCTTACCCGTCTGATTGACCACCGCAAGTTGCTTCAGGCCATTCGACACAGACGCGAGCATCATGAGCAGGAACAATGACAAAGGAGAAGAGAGCAGCGCCTTCAAGGCGCTCATCGTCACGCGTGCCCCACATGCTCAGCATCCCAAGCGAGGATCGCTTGCGCCTCTTCACGCGATACGAAAGAGTAGGAGATCGCATCGATCTTGCCATGGGTTAAGAGCACACGATTACCGATCTTGGCATGATAGTCTTGCATATCGGTCACTGAAATCGTCGTCACTCCTTCGCGCTTCAGCTTCCATAACAACAGCGTAAACATCTTCTCCCAATGCTCGCGTACTTGCTCGAGGATCAGCGTATCGGCGCTCACTTCTACATCGCGTCCTTTCATATCTCTTTCCACGTCCGTCCTCGCCTGATCTTCGACACGCACTGTTGCGTCACCCCTAACCTTGCTGCGAGCACCGCAGCCAATTCCACTCCGTACTTGATCTCCTTCACCTGTTCCAACGTCAACCGCACATTGCCCCGCGTCCCTGCTATCCGTCGTCGCACATGAGTCCTAGATGATCCGAGCCGTGAATACAAAGGTCCACGGAGCAGATCATCTAGGCCAATGCCTAAGGGCTTCTCATCATCACGCGGTTCCATTTCCTGGCGTCACTCCTGTCGCCGGAGGTATTGCCTTGCTTGTCACCGCATCAATCTGCGCCTGCACCTCTTGCGCTAAAAACGCATTCTGTGCCGCATCCATCGCACAGCTCGCAATGATCGTATCCGATGAATAACGTGCGGTAGCAGCGTATGCACTTCGAGTTCCCATCGCATTCGATGTCGTGCTCAACGTCTTACCCTGCTTAAAACCCATCGTCGAACCCACCGCCCACGCATCCTGATTCGCGCCCAAATAAATGAAGTCCCAGGAAAATTCATTCTGTTGCGTCGTGAGCATGGTCTTGATCTTCTCGCCCGTGTACTCACGCGAGTGATTTTCATAACCATCGGTGATCACGACAAACAACACCTTACCCGGGCGCTCGTGCTCAGGCAACGATTGAAATCGTGCGCCCGCCGCCGTGATGGTACGGCCCATCGCATCGAGCAACGCGGTCATACCTCGCGGCACATAAGTCGCATTATTGAGCTTCGGGTGTGCGATCACGTCACGGCGTTCCCCCGGCTCATACTGATCGTCGAACTGCACCACCTGCAACGTGCAACGCTGATGTGATTCGCGCGCGGTCTTCTGTTGCGCCTCGAGGAACGTATTGAAGCCCCCGATCGTGTCAGCCACCAAGCCCGCCATCGAACCCGACTTATCAATGATCGCTGTAATATCTGTGTGATTTGCATTCGTCATTTAGTTCTCCTCAAATTTCAATTCCAAAAATAAATTCTTACCCACGAGCTTCGCCAGATGCTGTATCGCCTCATCCATCGTCCGTTGCGCTACCGATCGATATAGCCACGCCGCATCTTTTTCGCGCTGTGTCTCCACATACCATCCATCACCCGCAACGTAGCGCAATCGCATGTTCATTGCACCGTCGCTCCCCCGGTCACGACGTTCGCTACATCCTGCCGGTACCTCGCGTACTGCTCCTCCGTCATGTATGCTTTCGCAAACTCCGTCACATCAAACCCGCGCGCCATCAGCTCCTCGCCGATCGCCATCGAGCAGATGATCAGCTCACCCAAGACGCAGGATTTTACCCAGGGGACATAAGAGGCGCGCAAGGTCGTGCATTGATCGCACGTGCAATGTCCCGCGCAAAACTTCTGAGCATTCTCACAAGTCCATTGCATGTGGCCGCCCATTCCTTGCCGCGCGGCGTCGTGCTCGACCGCAAACGGACGCGAGATGGCCCGCCAATGATTTCTCTCCATAGCGTGCGATGTACAACGCACGAGCCTGTTTGTCTTCAGGGAAATGCCTGAGTTGTCGCCCTAGAGTGCGGCGCTTTGATTCCAACGTGAACATGGGGCGCGCGGCGTAATACGCCTTACGACGCGCAGAGCGCAACGCACGAAAGCCAGAATGCTTCGGGACTGCTACCGCCTTCTTTTGCTCGAGATCGCGGACTCTCACGTCACACCGCCCTCGGGATCCACGGGGTCAGACTCTATCGGCTTTGCCACTACGGTGCCTTTCTCAACCAGATGCTCCAACATCTGTAGCTCTTCCTCGGTATAACGCGACATATCAAGCGCGGTCGCGTTCATGCGCATCGCACCGCCACCAGGACCTGAGATCTCTTGCCGATTCACATACAACCCCTTCAACTTATCACCGCGCGTCTCATACCCCAGCACCACATCAGCTGCTCGCGGAGTCTTGGTCGCTCGCTCCACCCAATGGGAGAGCAAAAATTCGTTTCGCTCAATCGCGTGTTGCCGCCACTTCTCTGCCGTTATCTGATACTGCGCCTGCCGCGCCTCCGTCTCATCATTAATCAATTTCCATACGTATGGCTGTGAAACTCCGAGCGCCGTCGCGATGTCTTTCTGAGCAACGTATTGCATGCTCATCTTGTACGCGATCTCTCGCATCTCCATCGTTGTCCGTTGACGCACTGAATGCTTTGTCGTCGGTGAACCTGATTTACGTGTACGCTTTGCTACAACGCCATTCACCACCACCCTTCCAGATGCTATCCGTTTGTTATAACCAGCCATGGGAATAGTTCATCATCACCAATAGTAATCACTTGACAAATTAAGCGCATCTGAGTTAAGTCGCCGCTCGACATTTTCCCACATAAATGCGTGTTCTGTCATACGAGCATGACGTGGCGCATAATGCGGATATTCACCGCCCATCAATCTCACGATCTCCCGTTTGAGCCACTTACATTTTACCTGGTGCGCGCGCTTGATCAAACGTGACCGCTTGACCTTCATCGCGGGCTCCATATACGCCCCAAAATAACGTGATGATGTCATCCTAGGCACACGCTGCTGACGCTGAACACGTTTCTGGCGCAAGAGCCAGTCGATCGAACTCAGCGGTGAGACGGTAGTTATATTGAAACGCCGCGGTGGCGGCCTGCGCGATGAGCCGTGCGGAACCCAGCACGTGGAGATAAATCGGGATGGCGCGCCTGACAAATGGGATCACCTCCTGCTGCAATCGCGACAATGAAAACGTGTCAATAAGGGGAAACACGATCTCATCAGCGCGCTTGAGCGCCTCGCGCAACAGCGGCCGGCCTGGCGTGAACTTTGGCGACACCGTCACCCACACGTTGGGCAATGGCGGCACCTCACGCGTACCGCTGGTCTCGAGCTGCACCACGTAGCGGCACGTGGTAAGCGCTTGGACGAGCTCAGTCACGTCGTGCATGAGTGGCTCACCGCCCGTGATCACGACATTGCGTTGCCTGAACTTAGCGCAACCTCCCACGATCTCCGCTGCCTCGGCCTGGCTCCATCTGTCAACCTTGCGCTTCCACGCCGGGTTTGGCTCGGTGTGAAGTTGCCAGGTCTCAGGCACGTTGCACCACGGGCACCTCACGTCACAGCCCTGGAGCTGAATGAAAATCGACGGCGTTCCCGCAAATCGTCCCACCGGTTGGATCGCCGGGTGAATGTCATTGACGGGCAACGTGGTCACGTGGGTGGTGCCGCCCTGATGTGATCAACGCCAATCGCCGCGCCAAAAATAAATTTCTCCCGTCCACGAATATTTCGCGAGCATACTCCGATCGCGAGCCCATGCCACCCTTTTTCGCGTGATATGAAAAAAATAACCGTGGTACACACATAAGCTATTCAAAGCTAAGAAGAAAACATGAATTTTGCGCATGAACGGGTGGGACGTGCACGCCATTTGGCAGCAACGAAACCCTATAAAAAGGCCTAAAACGCACGATATAGACACCTTTCTTTAATAGTATTTACCAATATTAGTAGATAAAGAGGTATAGGGATTTAAAGAGAGGCCTTGTATGTAAATATACCATATAAAGGTTTAGCCCCCTTTGGCAATAAAGTTCGATAAAAACATTTTTAGAATTTATCAAAACACCTTATCTCTCTAACTATTAATGCCTCTTTATATTTTTGTGTACATCATTTTTAACCTAGCCTATGATGCGTCGCCCTTCATGCTATTGATGCATATCATGTTGATTATTCATTTACTTTTCAAAGAGGTTTATCAACGATGGCCCGCGATATCACCAAAAGTCTCCTCACTCATGACCTTAAAAAATCACAGCTTCTCATGCTTGCCGATCTCACAAATTCCGGCTTGACCACCCATCAGGCACATCTTCTTCGCTACGCACCGTGTACCGAAAGTGTACTTAATCAGCTAATCGGGCGCCCGGTTGGAGGCGGCTACGAGCTCCCTTATCACGACTTTCATGGAAAACCCCTCGATTTTTCGCGCTACAAGCTCTTTACCCCGGTCAAATTCAAGACCTCCACCATGAAATATTGGCAACCGCCGGACTCTTCACCGCGCCTTTACGTGCCGCCACTCATCGATTGGCAGGCCGTGATCGCCGATCCGAAGCTCGAGGTTTGGGTCACCGAGGGCGAAAAGAAGGCCGCTGCCCTGTGCGCGCTCAAGGTTCCATGCGTCGCCGTATCTGGGGTCTGGGCGTGGACGAGCAAGAAATTTCAGCAGGCCATCATCCCAGAATTAAGGTTGCTCTGCCCCAGGCCATTCGTGCTCTGCTTTGACTCCGACGCCAATGAGAACCAGATGGTCAAGGGCGCGCTCACCGCGCTCGCCATCGAGATCGAGCGGTCAGGCGGCACCGTTGAGCTTTGCCAACTGCCAAAATTCAAGGAAGGAAAGAAGACCGGGCTCGACGACTTCTTGGTGCACCATAAGAAGAAGGCATTGCAGCGCTTGGCGGAGCTCGAGAAGGAGCCACTCGGCCTGTCGGCGGCCTTAGAATCGTTGAATCAAGAGCTGATGTGGGTAGAAGAGCAGCAGTCGTTTTTTCATCTTACGACCAAGAAGTTCGCTACCGCGCAGCTGCTGATCACCGCCATCCTAGCGCCCCTTCAGGTGACGATCTACGATCGCGCAGGACGGCCAAAACTAGTCAAGGTGGTAGAGGAATGGATCAAATGGCCGAATCGCCGCATCGTGCCGGCGCTCACCTACGCGCCTGGAAAGCCTACCATCTTAGAAGACGGCGCGTACAACCTGTGGAAGGGCTGGGGCATCGAGCCGCGCGAGGGTGATACCAAGCTCTTCGATGAATTTCTTGATTACCTCACAAAAGACATCTCATCTGAGCAGCGCACATGGTGGCTCCAGTGGATGGCATATCCATTGCAACACCCTGGCACTAAGCTGCTGCAAGCTTGCGTGATGTATTCACACCACCAGGGCACGGGCAAGACGCTCTTAGGTTATACCCTAGGGAGGATCTACGGCGATAATTCTATCGAAGTATCGCAAGCTGAGCTCCATTCATCATTCAATACCTGGGCGCGCTGCAAGCAGTTTATCATCGGCGACGAGATCACTGGCTACGATAAGCGCAGCGACGCTGATCGCTTGAAGCACATGGTTACACGCAGCAATATTACTATCAACGCGAAATACCAACCAACCTACGAGCTGCCAGACATGTGCAACTACCTGCTCACCACGAACCAGCCGGACGCGATCTACCTAGAGAACACCGATCGCCGCAACTTTGTGGTTGAGACGCGCGGCAAGGCCATGCCTAACTCGTTCTATACCGCTTTCGACAAGTGCTATAAGTCAGACAAGGGCGCCGCGGCGATCTTCTATAAGCTCCTCAACGTCGACCTCACCGGGTTCGACCCCGCGGGGCACGCGCCGCAGACCCAGGCAAAAGAAGAGATGCGCCAGGTCACTGGCACAGAGGCCGACGGCTTGATACGCGATCTTCTTCAAGATCCCGCTGGTGTGCTCAAAAAGTTTGGCGCCGATGGCTGCGAGCTCTTTACCCTCGAGCAGCTGCAGACGTTCCTAGATCCCCAGCTGCGCGTCGGGCGACTCCAACTCGCGCGGGCGCTGCGCCGCGCAGGGGCGCCTGGGCCAGCCGCTACCGGGGTTAGTCCTGGGGCGATAAAGGTGCTGTACGCTGTTACCAACTGGGAGCGCTGGGCCCAGGCTACGCACTTCGACCGCGCTGCTCATTACAAAGACCGCAATCCCGCCGCCACCAAGGGCGTTGATGCCGACGCTGATTCGAAAGAGATCACCGATCCGCTGGCGAGCGCGTTGCGCGCCTTCAACCTCGCGCGCAATGAGCTCAGGCTCGCCAAGAAGAAGGCCAACGGCCACGCGAAGAAACCATCACGGCGCAAGGCGGCGTCATCCGAGCTAAATTAAAATTTATTTTACATCAATAAAACTACTATAGTAGTATCGCTCGGCTTCGAAACGAACCCTCGCTTTGATCGGCGACAAATGAGGAAATTTCCATGAGATTTTTTCAACATTATTATCTGCGCGGCCCGCCCCATGCTCATGACATGGACCCCCTCCTCCGCCAGCGCTCTCATCACCATGCGCTCGCCTAAGGCCCTAGCCTTCATGCCGCCCGCCGCCACCCAGCTCGTCTCCCAGCTCACCCGCCTCCGTCAACTGATGGACGACGAGGCGAAGCTCCAAGCGAAACTAGCGCCCATCACCCTCGGCATCGCCGCGCTCCGTGAGGAGCTGCTGCGCGACTTCACGGCCGCCGAGCTCGGGTCGTCGTCCGCGGGCGGGCTCAGGGTCACCAAGAAGACCAGCACCGTGGCGAGCGTCACGGACGTGCTGCTGCTGAACGCCTACCGCGCCAAGAAGCGCAACTGGGACCTGATCCCCGCGAGCGTGCCGCTGCCCGCCTGGCGCGAGCGCAACGACGCGCGGATCATCGTCCCGGGGACCGAGGCCTTCGGCCGCGTGTCGCTCGCCGTGACGCGGATCGATAAAACTCCTGCCAAGAGGTCTTAACCGCCATGCTCATCTTGACCCGCCACTCGGGCGACAAGGTCTTCTTGATCGACCGCAGCACCGGCGCTGCCATCGCCACCATCCAGGTCATCTGGGTCGACGCCGTGGGCACCTGCGCCATCGGCGTCGACGCGCCTGGCTCCGTGCAGATCCTGCGCGACGATGCCAGGCTCAAGGTGCCGCGGGGCATCTCTGCGTGCCCGACCTGCGAGGGCGATCGCTACGACCCGGAGAGCGGTGCCTACTGCCCCACGTGCTCTGGCGACGGCGTGGCGCCCGTCGCGCTCGCGAGCGAGGCGTAGGGGGCTCCGTGGCTCGCTACGCCAATGCGACGACCGTGAAGCCAGAGCGGTCGCGCGAGGAGATCGAGGCGACGTTGAAGCGCTATGGCGCGACGCATTTTGGCTACGGCGCCTCGCCCTTGTCGGCGATCATCGCGTTTCAGGCCAACAACCGCATGATCCGTTTCACGTTGCCGTTGCCCTCTCAAAAGGACTTCGTCGATTATAAGCACCCGCGCTCAGGCAATTGGAACAAGCGCAAGCCGCGCCTCGTGGAATCCTTATATGAGAGGGCGTGCCGTCAACGGTGGCGCGCGCTCGCGCTCGCGATCAAAGCGAAGCTCGAGGCGGTGGACGCTCGCATCTCGACCTTTGAGGAGGAATTTATGGCGCATATCGTGTTGCCCAACGGGCAGACGATGGCCGAGCACGCGTTGCCCTACGTCGCGGACGCGTATGCGAAAAAGAAGATGCCCCCGCTCTTAGGTTACGGGCTATGACGCTCCATAATAAATTTAAAGTCGGTGATGTGGTGCGCTTGCAGAGCAGCAGTCCGTGGATGACCGTGAGCGCGATCGAGGACGGGTATTGCAAAACCGTGTGGATATCGAAAAAGGGCCGCGCGCATACGGGGACATTTGATGAGCGCACCCTCATGCTGATCCACAAAACGGACAAGGCAACCGCATGAGGCTCGTGATCTGTGGTGGAAGAGGAGCATAGATGATGCATCTATGTGTGAAGTGTATGCATTGTAATATCCATGAGGTGGGTTGTGTGTCAACGGTAAATAATACGACATATCGTTGTAATAATCGAGAATATGTGTCGCCCGTAACTGGAGCGATGCTGCTATGTGTAAATGTGCGTAATGATGAGGCAGCGTGTGGACGAGAAGGCAGAGGATATAAGGAGCATAGTTAAATGATAGTGACTGAATGGACGAAGGTCTGTCTTGATATTCGGCGATTAGCGCGTGATCATGGACAAGGACCTCATACGCGTGAAATCGCCGTTAAACGGCACGGCGAGAATGTCGCAGGCATTGCCGATATGGCGATGGCACGGCGTCGTTATTTCAATGTTAAATGATGAGATACGTAACACACAGGAGATCGAAGAAATGAACGAGCAACGAAATAATCCAATGCAACAGGACATTAATTTGATCAAGTACGGGATTATAGGAGTTATCGGTTTATTTTTTGTATTCTTTATCTGGCCCTTCTACTCCGTGCCCGTGGGCTCACGCGGCGTGGTCACGCAGTTCGGCGCTATTAAGGGCATCGAGCCCGAGGGGCTGCTGGTGCTCCCTCCGTGGCAGAAGCTCACGCTCTTCTCGATTCGCGCGGAGCAGGCGGACATCGAGAACGCCGATGGGGCGACCTCCGACACGCAGCCCGTACACGTTAGTTTAACGGTGCGTTATTCGATCACGCCCGATAAGGTCTCTGAGGTGTATGAGAAGTACTCGCACAACGGCAACCTAGCCTCCTATGTCGAAACGGCGACGCACGAGATCTTCAAGGCGGTGACCGCGCGCTACACGGCGCCTGACTTGATCGCGCAACGCGCGCACGTGTCCGCCGACATCTACGCGGCGCTGGGCGCCAAGCTCGCGGTCTACGGGGCGCAGGTGATCAACATCGACATGCGCAACTTCGCGTTTCAGGAGTCCTACATGAAGGCGATCAACTCGAAGGTGGAGCAGGAGCAGTTGCGCCTCGCGGCTGAGAACAAACTGAAGACCGTGGAGTCCGAGCAAAAGCAGAAGGTCGCGATCGCGGAGGCCGAGGCCTCAGCCGTGCGCGCGACCGCGGACGGAGATGCGTATGCACGCGTCAAGAATGCGACGGCGGAGGCCGAGGCGTTGAAGGTGCAAAGCGCCGCGATCGTGCAGAACCCGCAGGTCCTCGAGCTGCGCCGCATCACGGTGGACCAAACGAAGGCCGATAAATGGAACGGGCAGCTGCCGACGAACATCTACGCAAGCGCGCCGATCCCGTTCCTCAACGCAACCCCCACGCGATAGGAATGTGACATGACGATTCATCGCCATTTTTTAATTATCGTTGGGCGTTTCAAGTTCGAGAACTGGCATTTGTATCGTCATGTCGATAAACAAAGTAAGTCAGGCAAGGCGCAATGGTGGACCTGGGAGCGCGTGCTGTGAGTGACAACGCCGTGTTTTGTATCTGCGTCGCGGCGGTCCTTTCCGTCGCCATGCTCGCCACTCATTCACTTGAGCCGCTTTGGCTGTTGATGCTGCTGATATTTTTCTTATAGGGTCGCGGAGCCTTAAGTTAAACCGCATGGAGACTGAGATGACATCATCGACGACCGCGCCCGTCCAGGGCGACCTGTTCGACATCCTGCGTGACTTTGGCGCGTGGTGTGAAACGCACGCCTTTGATCTCGACAAATGGCAGGGGGAGGCACGAGCGCGCGGGCTCACCCTCAATAAGGACGGCAATCTAACTCAGGGTAAGGGGAAGCCCAGATGAGCCAAAATAGCGATCTCAACAGGGTCATCAAAAATGCCGAGGCCCAGGGCTTTCGGTATTTCAAGAGCACGTCCGGGCATCATCAACTGTATGCGCCTAACGGGCACGATATCGTGACGCATAGCGGGACCCCGAGCGATCACCGGGGCTTCAACAACTTCATGGCCGATCTACGCAGGGCGGGCTATATGGAACTACACACACTAGGGGACGCGATGCCTCTCATGAAAGAGCCTCCATTGGAGGAGACGAGGGAGTCAGATAAAAAGACTAAGCTGCCAACAACTGCGCTCATTACTGATTTACTCGCGCGCCATCCCGAGGGCATGGTGTACCGCGATATTGCGGCCTACGTGCGTTCAGTAAGGCCTGAGCTCGGAAAAAGCAGCCCGTCTAACGGATTAAATAATTTGAGCAACAGAGGGGTGATCGTATCTGACCAAGGGCTGTATCGATTAAAAGAAAAAGGGGCATCGACAAAAACAAACGGCGCAACTTCTCACGCTGTTACGTCTCTTCCCGCAGCGGGGGTGCGCACTGGCGATGCGTCGGTTGATAAAGATCTAAAGGCGCTCGACAACGCCCTCGCGGCGCTCGCATCGATAGAGTCCGTGGTGCGCAAGAACCGCGAGGTGCTGATCCAATTTGCGAAGCTGAAGGCGATGTTGAAATGAGAGCGTGCATAGAAGAAGAACACGACTATCAACTGATGCGGACGCATGAAGTCGATAGTCGGGGACGAGACATCGTGCGGGTGTTCACGTACCTCGAGTGTCTTATCTGCGGGAAACAGATCGAGGACGATGGGCGTTTTGGTCGCGGGCATCGCGTCGTGTGCGAGGGGTGTGAATCATGAAGAGCCAACGCCGAGTATGGGTGTGCGAGACCTTGAGCAAGCGGGCAGGTCGCTGGGTCGTCGTGTTTGCACATAAAATGCGGGCACCGGCATTTGAAGTAATGCGCGCCGGGCGTGCTGATTATCCGAAGGATAAATTTCGCGTCTTGGCGTACACCGATGCAAGGATGGATGATCCGTGTAACAACCCGATGTCGAAATGACACTATGGGTAAAGTCTTCGTCATCTCCGACACGCACTTCGGGCACAAGAAGATCATTGAGTTCGAGAAGGCGGCGCGCCCGTTCGCAACGATCGAGGAGCATGATCGGGAATTGGTCGCGCGCTGGAACGCGACGGTCACGCAGCGCGATACGGTGTGGCATTTGGGCGATGTATTCTTCGGCAAGGATGGACACCACGTGCTCGCAGCGCTCAACGGCTATAAGAAGCTCGTGCTCGGCAACCATGATCATTATCCGCTCGCCGTGTATCAGCAGTATTTCGGCAAGATTTTTGGCGCAGCGGAATATCAGCATTGCTTGTTGACGCATGTGCCCGTGCATGAGAGTCAGATGCATCGTTACACGAAAAACATTCATGGGCACATGCATAGTAAATCGATCCGTGATCCGCGCTACGTGTGCGTGTCGGCGGAACACACGTGGCTTGCTCCTGTCTTAATGACCGAAGTGTTGGGAGGATTACGATGAATAGCTTCGCTTATTGGGCGTGCGGGTCGTGCGGGCGCGTTGCGACGCTGAGATTTCCTTCGATATACACCCTTGACCGGATCTGCAACTGTGCATTTCCTCATCACGTGACGCAGATGAAGCCCTTGAATGACTTAGCCAAGCTGATTGATGAAGACGAACGGCAACGTCACTTTAAACACGAACGTAGAAAACACGAGCATCAAGAGATGCTCAAGGATTGGCCCCCATGACCCGAGATCAAGCGATTGAAATCGCGCGCGAGTGCGCGAAGGCAAAGCCTCAGAGCTATTACGCGGAGCCCTTCGAGCCGCATGAATGGGTCGTGGATGCGATGATACGGGCCGGTAACACGATGCAAACGATCACGACGGAGCGCGATCGTTTGCAGCGGGAGAATGATTTTCTGCGCGCGCTCGTGGGCAATTCCGATAAAGCGTGCGTGTATTGCGGCTTGGGGGCTGAGTCCCAAGGCCAATGCGTGTTGGGATTTCCCGGATGCTCACGCGGCGATGACCAGATGCTCTGCCGGGAAGTCGGGGTCGCGATCGAGCGCGATGAATTAAAGCCCGATGCGGAACGTTATCGCTATTTGTGCACTGAGCGACTCGGGTGGTTCTCGCGCTGGGCCCCCGTCTACGATCCCGTGAACCCGAAGCGCACGGTGAAGGAATGTCTTGATGCGATACTCGATCAATTACGAAAAGGAGAAGCGACATGACGATTAGATCGCGAATCACGGAGATCGAATGGCGCAAGCGCTACCGCGCGCACCTGGTGTTGTGCGGGGCGGACGATGCGATCGCGGATACCGAGATGGATGTACTGTCTCTGTATGATGGTTACGGCTACGCGTTGTCTGATTGCCCCGAGGAGGCGGCGGAGGATGAGATGGCGGAATGGAGGGACGAATGATCACAAAACCCATGCTCGTTGGCGCGGATGCCTCGCGCATGTTGCAATGTTTCCTGTATCTATTGATGCGAGATGAATTGTCAACGGGTAAGGTTGAGAAGATCATGGATCGGATACGCACGTTGCGCACAAAAAACGAAACTGTACAGTTTAGCGCAACTAGGTTGGCGGAGTATGCGGCGGAACTGGCTTTTGAGTTGCTCGGTTATGAGACGCCGCCGGGTGAATAGAGTTTGATCTGAAAAAACGTTTTAAAACCTTTAGGAGAGAATTAAAGATGGCTAAGAAATCTGAGAATGGCGGCGCTCTGGTCTCGATGAAGGACCTTGAGAAGATGTACGCCCAAGACGCCAAGGCGAGCTTGGAAACCGAGCCCTTGGGCGGTGCTCCCATCATCCGCACGCGCGGCAAGAAGTTCAAGATCGACGAGCAGGTGCTGAAGGCGCCGCTGCAGGTGGTGGTGCTCGGGAGCTCACTCGTCAACGCGTGGTATGACCAGGACTACGATCCTGATTCGCCGGGAGCGCCCGCCTGCACCGCGATCGGCGAGGTGGGCAAGGAGAACGAGATGGCGCCGGCGGACACGGTGCCCGTCAAGCAGCACGCGACGTGCCGCGGATGCCCCAAGGGCCAGTTCGGCACCGCGGACAAGGGCAAGGGCAAGGCGTGCCGCAACGGCCGGCGCGTGGCGGTGATCGGCCTGAGCGATACGCGCCCTGAGCCCCAGGCGATGCTGCTCAACATCCCGCCCACGGGCCTGAGGAAATTCAGTGCCTACGTCAAGCAGATCGCGAGCGTGGCGGACCGTCCGCTCCACGGCGTGATCACTAGTTTTGACTTCGACGAGACCCAGGACTGGCCGTGCCCGGTGCCGACGTTCGTGCGCGTGATCGACGACGTGGCGCTGGCCACCAAGGCGCTCAAGGCGCGCGCCCAGGCGGTGAAGGAGCTCCTCTACGCGCCCATCGATACGAGCTCATACGTTGGCCCTGCCGAGGCGAAGAAGGGCAAGGCGAAGCCCTCTGACACGCCTAAGAAGGGCAAGGCGAAGCCCTCTGACACGCCTAAGAAGCGGAAGTTTTGACGTTGAAACGCCCACCCGTTCGTGCGGAGTTCTCAGACCTGTCGACTGAGGAGCTGGCGGAAGCCATCATGCCTCACTGGCAGCATCTAACCGTGATGCTGCCGTCATTGGGCGAGGTCGAGGTCCACCGGCTGATCTGCTGGGAGCTCGCCAACCGTAGAAACAAGGCGATCTTGAAACGGCTCCACCAGCGCTGGACGCGCTTAAGGGCCGAGCGCGAGCGCGAGGCGATGCTGAAAGAAGGAGTGGTGCCATGAGAGGAGAGAGACTATGAAGATATGTCTATGCGGTAGCACGAGGTTTAAGGAGAATTTTGAGGCTATCAATGAGAAGCTTAGTCAAGCGGGGCACGTGGTGTATTCCGTAGCTTTTTTTGGCCACGCGCGGGCGGAGCCTCTTAGTTCATGGGAAAAGCAGCGGCTAGATCTCGTGCATCTGGTAAAGATCTTGGACTCTGACGCGATCTTCGTGGTCGGGTCACTAGACGGCCACACTGCCTATATCGGAGAGTCGACGCGCCGCGAGATCTTCTGGGCGCGGATGCACAGTAAGCATGAGTTCTACCAGGTACGTGGCGATATCGATCAGCTGATACGAGAGGGCCGCCATATGGTTGCTAACGTGGAGGAATCATCGTGATTAAATCAAAAGTGGAGGACGTGATGACTGAGCGCGGGTGCCACCCGGGCCGTCCACAGCTCGTGATGACGCAATACCGCCGCCACATCTTGAGCGCCAAGAAGAGGTACGGCTCGGCGCGCTCGCTCATTCATTACCGCCGATTCATCGAGAGCTACCTGTGGGCGAAGCGGCAGGTGCTGGCCAAATGACTACCAAGTTTGCGATCATCGACCTCGAGACGTTCGCCATCATGCCACGCCCGCAATATCCGCCGGCGCCAGTGGGACTTGCTTGGTTGGTGGCTGGTAAGAAGGGGTACGAGCCATGCCGCTCGCCGTCGGAGCGTCAACGCTGCGCGAAGATGGTCAAGCAGTGGTACCGCGAGGGCATGGCACCGGTGTTTCACAACGCGAGCTTTGACCTGGACGTTTTAGAGACCCACCTAGGCGTCATGTGGCCTGCGGCTCATGAGGACACGCTGCTGCTCGCGTATCTCTTTGAGCCGCGCGCGCCGACGTTCGCGTTGAAGCCCTTGGCTGAGCGGCTGCTGGGCGAGAGGCCAGACGAGCGCGACGCCTTACGAGATTGGATCGTGGCCCACGTCAAGGGCGCGACGATGAAAACGTGGGGCGCCTACATCAGTGAGGCGCCGTTCGAGCTGGTGCGGCCGTATGCCATCGGCGACGTGGTGCGCACCGCCAAGCTCCATCAATTATTTTTAAGGCAGCTCAAGCTGGAGCCCAAGATGCAGGGCGCCTACGCGCGTGAGAAAAAGCTGACGCGGGTGCTCGTGAAGATGGAGCGGCGCGGCGTTCCGGTAGCCGTGCGCGCCCTCGCGCGCGACACCAAGCTCTGGCAGGCCCAGATGGGCGCCCTCGAGGGCCAGCTCTTCAAAGACCTCAAGGTGCCTAAGAAAGAGCGCAATGAGGAATTTGCGTGGTCAGGCGTGAACTTCGCCGAGCGGCTGTTAAAGAGCGGCATCGTTGACGAGCTGCCTCTCACGTTGAAGGGCAACCCGTCGACGAGCGCAGACAACCTGGGGCCGTTGCTCCCCCCTAAGATCGCGCACCGCTTGGAGCTCCGCGCGCAGCTGCAGACCTGCATCAGCACGTTCGCGCTCGCGTGGCTCGCGCAGGCCCAGGATGGCGGGCGGTTCTATGCGAGGTACAACCAGGTGCGCCAAAACAGTAACGGCAACGGCGGCATGGTTGGCACCACCACCGGGCGGTTGTCGCAAAGTCCCAACCTGCAGAACGTAATTCGAAGTGACAAGTCTGAGGAGGTGCCGCAGCTGCGCCGCTACCTGGTGCCACTCAACGGTTGGTGGTGGCTCAAGAGAGATTTTTGCTTTTCAGATGACACCGAGGTGTTGACCGACGACGGCTGGAAGCTATTTAAGGATCTTGATAAGACAGAACGCATAGCTCAATGGCGCGTTGGTGAGGTATCATTTGCGAAACCTTTGGCTTATCAAATGGTTCCTTATAAAGGGGACATGATAAACATCATAGGCCAACGCACGACTGATTTACTGGTATCACCAGACCATAAATGTTTACAGGTAAATGAAGATCGCGGTATTGAGTTCGTAAAAGCGATTGATTATTCTTTGGTCCATACACAGCAGGTACATGCAGGTGCGTTAGACAATGGTTTCCAGATACTTGAGCCAATGAAGATACTCGTGGTAGCATTGCAAGCTGACGCTAAGGTGCTTTTCACTCGCGATGGGCGCCCACGAGCTATTTTTTATCTTAAAAAGCAACGCAAGATTGATCGTTTATTACAGGCTATTAAAAAATTCAAGCTTAAGCACACTGTCACGTACCCGCCTAGCAAACCAGGATTTAGTTGCATCACGTTCATGGTGCCGGCGCTAGCAGGATTACTCGATTTTATACGAAATGGTGAATCTTCAACGGCTATCAAAAAATTCAATATTGCAGCGTTGTTTGCAACTGATTTATCATCGCGTCAACGCTTTGTTCGTGAACTTCAATTTTGGGATGGCACGAAAGGTCCTTGTGACGGATGGGCATATACCACGACGGTAAAGCACAATGCTGACGTGATACAGGCTGTAGCAGCGGTATCAGATATTCGTTCTACCTGTCATGAAACGTTGCTGCCATCTGGAAAACAATTTTATACCATTGGCCTTACAGATCGCGTCAACCGTTCGTGGACCAAGTGCTATCAAAAGCTGTCCGTGCCTTATGATGGGGTCATCTATTGCGTAACTATGCCATGGAGCACGGTGATCGTTAGACGCAACGGAAAGGTGATGGTAACTGGGCAATCGCAGCAGGAGTTCCGCATCTTCGCCCACTATGAGGGTGGTGAGCTGCTCGCGCGGTATAAGGCGCAGCCCGACATCGACGTCCACGTGGTTACGGGGCAGATCTTGAAGGAGCGCGCTGGCATCGAGCTCGCGCGTCGTGCGATGAAGGACGTCAACTTTGGGGTGCTCTACGCGATGGGCCGTGAGAAGATGGCGCGCAAGCTCAACCTAGATGACCTGACGGCGCAGCGCACGCTCGCTGCCTACCATCGCTCGCTGCCAGGGATCAAGCAGCTGCAGCGCCAGCTCGCCGCGTGCGCCGAGGCAGGTGAGCCCATCTACACGTGGGGCGGGCGCCGGTACTACGTCGAGCCGCCGAAGATGATGAACGTCAAGCGCCACGGCGTGACGCGGTTGGTCGAGCAGACCTTCGAGTACAAGCTCTTGAACCTGCTGGTGCAGGGCAGCGCGGCCGATGCCACGAAGGAGGCGACCGTGCGCTATGATGAGACGGGTTGGAACGAGGACGATAAGGGCCCGCTGTTGTTGCAGGTCCATGACGAGCTCAACACGATGGCACTGGCCGCGCACCGGCAGGAGGCGATGCGGGTCTTGCGCGAGGCGATGACGTCGATCGAGCTCGACGTGCCGCTGCTGTCGGACGGCAGCGCGTCGCGGGTCTCGTGGAACGACGTAAAAGATGTGACGTGGTGATACATAAACAATCTGGAGTAACTAGCGATGGAAGCGAAAGAACTTGAACTTAAGGCGCCCGCGACGCAGCTCGCGTGCCTGCAGGCGATGACGCAATCTTTGAAGGAGATCGCGTTTTATCTGATGGTGATCAGCTCAGAGGCTACCCTAGAGGAGGTCGACGAGGGCATGGAGGCCCAGAATCAGATGAATAACGACGAGCGGCTGGCGGCGAATTGAATGATTAAAAAACTCCCCCAGGCCTGGTCCTACAGCCGGCTCGCGGACTATGATCGCTGTCCGCAGCTCTTTAAATTTAAGCACATCGAGAAGCGGCCGGAACCATCAAACCCTGCCATGGAGCGCGGCCAGCGCATCCACGGGCTCGCCGAGACCGCGCTGTTGAAGCCGCGGAGCAAGATCCACCAGGACCTGATGCGCCTGCAGAAAGAGATCGCGCTCCTGCGCAAGCTCAAGGCGGAGCCCGAGGCGCAGCTCACGTTCATCGACCAGTTCAAGGGAAAGACCGGGTGGTTCGACAAGGCCGCGTGGTGCCGCATCAAGGTCGACGCGGTGGCGCGCGTGACGTACTCAGAGGCGCTCGAGGAGATCGCGCCCGCGGAGGTAAAAGAGGGCAAGGGCGGGCAGCTCTCGCGGCTCTCGCCCGGGCGCTGGGTCGTTGATTGGAAAACCGGCCAGTTTCGGCCGGAACGAAGCCATGACCAGGTCGACCTCTACGCGCTGGGATCATTCTTGGACGACCACGTGGCCGAGTTCGTGATCGTGACGCTCGCGTTTGTCGACTTCGGGCGCGTGGTCCACGCGTACTACGACAACCCGAAGCGCGTGGCGGCGATGCGCACCAAGTGGCTCAAGCGCATCGGGCCGATGCAGCAGGACGTGAAATTCAAGCCGAAGCCCGGCCCGCAATGCGCGTGGTGTTTTTTCTCTAGCAAGAAGGGCGGACCATGCCAGGCAGGATAAGCGGGTTGAGACTGCAGACGGAGAAGGACGGGTGTTGGTTCGTCGTGGTGGGCCAGGCCCGTGGCCGTAAGGCGCACAGCAGGACCTTTGCGATCGCGAGCTTTAGGCTCACCGGGCTGATCAAGCGCTACCGGGGGAGGCGGCCGTGCCGCGCCGTGTAAAATTTCAACCGCGGGTGCGCGAGGCGGACCTCGAGCGGAGGCACTGCCGCGAGCTGGAAGGAGAGGGCTGGAAGTGTTGGAAACAAAACGGGCTCGGGCGCGCGGCCCGCCCGGACCGGCTGCTGCTGGGCCCCAATGGCGAGAGCGCGATGATCGAGTGGAAGCGCCCGGGTGAGGTGCCGACGGCGCTGCAAGCTGGCGAGCTTGATACATTAGAAGCGATGGGGCACCTGGTTGCGTGCTGCGACTCGCTCGCGAGTGCGCGGGTGTTCGTGGCGAGCCTTCTCTTGCGTCGGGTCGACGGCTGGCGCAAGCGCTGGGGGATTGAGCACCCTCACGCAAAGAAGGCGCTGCCCTCGTTGAGGGCCTTCCGTGGTTGAGGAGTTCAAAGCGCGGAACTACCAGGCGGCAGCCATCTCATGGGTCCTCAGCCGCCCGTTTTCAGGCTTGATCATGCGTCCAGGACTCGGCAAGACCGCGTGCGTGCTCGCGGCGCGCGTGGTGCTCAAAAAGAAGAAGCTGTCGAAGCGCTGCCTCGTGATCGCGCCCTACAACGTTGCGGCGATCGTCTGGGCTGAAGAGATCGCCAAGTGGGGGTTTGCGCTCAAAACCGGATTCGCGCACGGAACGAAGTTCGAGCAGGTGATCCAAGATAAGACGTTAGACGTGGTGACGATGACGTGCGACGGCGTGGAGCGTCTCGCGCGGACGTTCACGCCGAACGATATCTTAAAGCTGTTCGACCACCTCGTGTGTGATGAGTCAACCAAGTTCAAGCATACTGGTGCCAAGCGCTTCAAGCTACTGAAGCCGTACCTCTCGTCGTTCGCGCGCCGTACGGTGCTGACGGGGACGCCAGCGCCGAACGGGTATCAGGACCTCTTTGGCCAAGCGTTCGTAACTGACCGTGGCCACCGGCTCGGGAAGTTCATCACGCGCTACACGCTGGAGTATTTCAACAAGACCGGCTTCGGTGGCTACACCACCATCTTGAAGAAGGGCGCGGCCAAGAAGATCCAAGCGAAGTTGGGTGATGTGTGGATGTTCGTCAATGATGAGGCGCTGGGCCTGGCGCGCTATCAGTTGAACCAGATCAGGATCGAATTGCCTGAGCGCGCGGCCGCGCATTACACGAGCTTGAGGCGCGACATGCTGCTCGACGTGGGAGGCAAGGCCATCACGGCCGTCAACGCGGCGGTGCTGTCGAACAAGCTCAGGCAGGTCGCGTCGGGCGCTGCGTATGGCGACGAGAAGCGCGTGGTCGATCTCCACGACGCCAAGCTCACCGCTCTGGTTGATCTAATAGAGCAGCTCCAGGGCGACCCGGTGATTGTTGGATACGAGTTTGACCACGAGCGCGCCAAGATCGTGAAGGAGCTAGGGCCTAAGACGCTCGTGATCCAGGGCGCGACGACCAAGAGGCAGCGCCGCGAGATCTTGGCCAAGTTCAATACGGGCGAGCACCCGGTGCTGCTCGCGCAGTCCGCCACGATCGCGCACGGTTTAAATCTACAAAAAGCGTGCCACACCGTATGCTTCTACACGGTGCCATGGGACCTCGAGGTGTTCGAGCAGTTTTTGAAGCGCGTCCACCGCCTGGGGCAGTTGAAGCGCGTCATGGTCCACGCGATCGTGGCACGTGGCACCATCGACGAGGGCGTGCTCAAGGTGCTGAGGATGAAAGACCACACCCAGCGCCAGCTGGTCGCCGCGCTCGCGGCCCATATAGAGGAGACAGATGATGACGATGTTTCAAGATGTGGCAAAGTTCCACGAGAAATTCGACGTACCGGTCGCGTTGTCGGAGGGCGGCGGGCAGTTGCCGCAGGTGCCAAGCCGCGAGGTACTCGATTACCGCGAAAGGTTCATGCAAGAGGAACTCGACGAATTCAAAAAAGCGTCGCTTGAGGCGGATCTTCATGAGATGGCCGACGCTTTGGCCGATTTGATTTGGACCGCATGCGGTACCGCGCATTATTGTGGCGTGCCGCTCGATCTGGTGTGGGACGAGGTCAAGCGCGCCAATCTTGAAAAAGTGAGGCTGGTGCGCGGCGCTGATCAGACTCAGAAGAACTGGCGCGTCGACGTGATCACGAAGCCAGCCGGTTGGCGGCCGCCTGACCACCGTCGTGCGCTGGGGCTAGATAAGTGAGTAAGAAACGACTTACCGCGCTCGGATGTCACATCTACGCTGGGGGATTCAGCTTAGGCGTGCGCCAGCATTTCGACGTGCTCGCGCACCTCGAGGAATGGAACTTCGGCGTCGAGACGGCGCGCAAGAACCTGAAGATTCCCGTACACGTGGGCAAGCCCGAGATGTGGCCAGTGGCGGACTACGCGGGCAAGGTGGATTTTTTGTACGCGAACCCACCGTGCGCCGTTTGGAGTCAGGGCGCTGGCCGCATGGGCGGGCTGTGGCGCACGGATCCGCGCGTACAACATTGGATCAACGTGCTGGAGCTGCTCGACAAGATCAGGCCCAAGGTGTGGGCGTGCGAATCGGTGCGCGGCGCTTACGGGCGCGGGCGGTCGCTTACCGAGCCATTCATCATCCGCGCAGCGCGCAAGGGATACCGCGCGACGCATGTCTTAGTGAACGGTCTCGAGCATGGCGTTCCACAGTCGCGCCCTAGGTATTTCTTGGTGCTAAGCCAGGTAGACCTTCCGTGGGCAGCGACTGGCCTCAAGCACTCGATGACGATCGCCGATGCGTGGAGGCGGCTGCCGAAGCGCGTGACGATGCCGACGACTAAAACCTACTTTCATCAGATCTTGAAGCACTCGCGTGCTGGGGAGGATCTGCGCACCACGTTCAACCGGGTGATGGACCCTGAGAAGTTGATAGTTAAAGAGAACGGCTGCGTCCAAGGCCGGCCAGCCTTCAGCGTCAAGCGGCTGCGGACGGAGGGGCAGAGTCACGTGATCACGGGTGGGATGAGTTTCGTGCATCCGACCAAGCACCGATTTTTGACGGTGGAGGAACAGCAGCTCCTCTGCACGTACCCACCTGGTTTTATCTTCTATGGCGCCATCTCCGGCCAATACGCGCAGATCGGCAAAGCCGTGATGCCCGCAACTGCCGAATATCTCGCGCGCGTGGTGGCGCACGGCCTTAGGCGCAACAAAAAGCCGCCCGCGCTCTCCGCGGAGGAGGTGACGATCCTGCGTGACCAGGTGCTGAGGCGCGACGTTGAGAGGTATTCAGGCCCGGTCTTTGAGATGCCGGTGGTACAACCAAAGCAAGAGGAGCCAGACATGGCGAAGAAAACGACGAGCAAAAAGAATGGTAAAGGCGACGGTAAAAGTAACGGTAAGAGCAAGGGCAACGGTAAGAGTAAAACGGTAGCGTTGCCCAATATCCCAGGTGAGACGCTCAAGGCCTATCAGAAGCGCTTAGATCACGCACCGGTATCGACGCACAAGGGCAGCGGGTACCGCATCCGCGAGATGCTGGTGAAGGAGATGCCGACCGACAAGATCCTGGCCACGATCCATAAAGAGTTCCCACAGAGCAAGGCGACGAGCTCAGACGTGAGCTGGAACCGCGCTAAGCTAGCTAAGCAGGGAGGTGCCCCGTGAGCAGGGTACGCGGTAATGATGAAAGAGAGTTCGATACTACTCAGTTGCGTGAGAACGGGCGAGGCACGGTTATTCACAGAGACTACATCGCGCATGTTATGCGCTGGGGTTTTGCACGGCGCATGATCACGAATCAGGATGAGGTACTTGAGGTCGGGTGCGGGCAGGACACGCCGCTGCTAAAGGTGATGTCTATCTATGCGAGCACGTACCCAAAAAGATACGTGGGAGTGGACCTCAATAAGCCTATTGGCCGCACGGCCACGCGCGCGTGGGCCACGTTGCATTGGGGATTTAATTTCATCAAGGACCATAAGAAGTTGGGCGGAGGATTTACCAAGGCGGTGTCCTTCGAAGTTATAGAGCATATGCAGAAGGCGTCAGGTGGTAAGCTGCTCAAGGGTATCTACGGACAGCTCCGTCCGGGCGGCCAGTTGTTTTTATCAACCCCGGTGTTCAATGGCAAGTTCCAAGCTAAGGTGCATATCCACGAGTACACGATCGACGAGCTCAAGCAGAGCATCACCAAGGCGGGGTTCAAGATCCAAGCTCGCTATGGTACCTTCATGAATATCAACGACGTGAAGAAGGCGAGGCCTGAGCATCGCCAGGTGTGTGATGCGCTCAGGTGCTATTACGCGGACGATGTGCTTGCAACCTTCTTGGCGCCGCTCTATCCGGACCTGTCGCGCAATAATTTCTGGGTACTGTCTAAATAGATAAAACTTGAGGAGAAAAAATGATCATCATCCTAGAGGGCCCGGACGGCGCCGGAAAGACCGTCCTCGCCACCATATTAGACCAGCGGCTCACGCGCCTCGAACACGTCGTCGCGACGCAGCACCACGGGCCCTACGCCGGGTGCCAGGACCCGTCGCTCAACTATCTGGCGAGCCTGGAGCGGCAGCGCTATGGCAGGTACCGGAGCGGCATCAAGATCTTGGACCGCTGCTGGCTCTCTGAAATTCCTTATGGCCGCGCGCTGCGCGGTGGCGCGGACCGCGTGGGTACCGCCTCACGGCGCATGCTCGAGCGCGTGGCGCTGCGCCTAGGCGCGTTCGTGATCCTGTGTCGGCCGTCTTTTGAGACGTGCCAGCGCAACTGGGCCCAGCGCCGAGCTTACGAGCTGGCCCAGGATAACGAGACCATCAAAAAGATCTATGACGGATACGCGCCTGAGGCCCTCGCGAGCGCCACCAGCCTCCCCGTGGTCGCTTACGACTACACGGGCACGCGCGACGCGCTCGAGCCCGCGCTCGCGCAGATCATCGCCTTGAAAGACTACGCGCCGCCTGAGGCGGGCGTTGGCCGCTGGCACCCGGACTCGACGCTGCTGGTGGGCGATCGCGTGAGCCGGTACGGATTTAACGACCTTCCCTTCGTGTCGTTCACCCGCGGCGGGTGCTCGCAGTGGCTCGCCCAGAAACTCGAGGGCTGGGGCGTGCCTGAGTCCAAGCTCTACTGGGTCAACGCGCTCGGGCTAGACCCGGAGTTCTTAGGCCATGAGGGCGCGCCTAAGCGCGTGGTAGCGCTCGGGGCCAACGCGGCCAGGTGGTGCGAGCGCGCCGGCATCGGCTTTACGCGGGTGGCCCACCCGCAGGCGCACAAGCGGTTTCGCTTCAACGAGGAATACGCGGATCTCAAGGAGGCGCTCTTATGAGGACCGTCAACTCACGGCACATGGACTACGCGTGGCTCGCGGCGTTGGATCATATCGAGTGGGGCGGCGATACCGTCACGCCGCGCGGGCAGCCCACGAAGGAGCTCGTCTGCCACACGATGATCGTCGACATGACGCGGCCCGTGGTGACGGTCAAGGAGCGCCACCTTGGCTACCGGTTCATGTGCGCCGAGGCGGCGTGGCTGCTGTCGGGTGACGACCGCGTGGAAACGATCGCGCCCTACTCGAAGACCATCGCCAACTTCTCAGATGACGGCGCGACGTTTTTTGGGGCCTACGGGCCCAAGCTGCGCGCGCAGCTAGACTACGTGGTCGGCTGCCTGCGCGATGATCCTCTGAGCCGCCAGGCGGTGGCCAACATCTGGCGCGAGAGCCCGCGGAAAACAAAAGACTACCCGTGCCACCTGAGCACGCAGTTTTTGATCCGCGACGGACGGCTCCACCAGGTCGCGACGATGCGGTCGTCGGATTTATTTCTTGGTATCGTCTACGATATTTTTAATTTTTCGATGTGGGCCGCGTACGTGGCGATCTGCCTAGGCGACCGGAACCTCAAGCTCGGAAATATCTACAATACCGCGGCGAGCCGCCACCTGTATGACACCAACGCTGCCGCCGCGACCGCGTGCCTCGCGGACCCAGCGGCTAAGTTCGAGTACGCCCCGTTCAGGTGGACGGAGTTCGTCGATAGCGAGGACCTCATTGACCACCTGTGGCGGCTGGCGCGTGGGCAGGTGTTGTTCCGTGAGTGGCTCAAGGAGCTCAGGGCATGAGGATCGAGAAAGACGAGTGGTACCTTGAGATCGCGAGGGTGGTCGCGCGCCGCAGCACGTGCGCGCGCCGCCAGGTCGGGTGCGTGCTGGTCGACGAGATCGGGAGGATCATGAGCACGGGGTTCAACGGCGTGCCGCGCGGCATGACGCACTGCACCGAGAGCCCGTGCGCGGGCGCGGGCCTGCCGTCGGGCACGGGCTTAGACCTATGCGCGAGCACCCACGGCGAGGCTAACGCGCTGCTGCAGTGCCCTGACGTCGAGCGCGTCCACACGTGCTACTCGACCACCGAGCCGTGCGTTCATTGCGCCAAGCTCCTGATGAACACGAGCTGCGAGCGCGTGCTCTATATAGAGCCGTACCCGGGCGACGCGGCAGCGCTCTGGCTCCGGACGCGCGGGCCCGGCACCTGGTCGCGCTTCCAAGCGCGCGTAAAGCGTCCGCCATAGGCACAGGTTCGTTGGCCTGTAAATAGCCCGGACAGGGCTTTTTTCCATAAAAGAGGGCTAGAAGGGCACTTTTTTTCACTAAAAAGGCTCAAGGCATGCCCTCGCCCCTATGTACAGCGTCGTGTGAAAACTATGTACAAAATTGTTGTATATCGGCGTCATTCAGGCTTAGAATGAGCACTGGTTGATTGATTATGAGATGGAGACCGGGCCCGTTCGAACGGGTACGCGCCGGGGCGCAGCGGGGACAGGGAGTTCCCATGGTGGTAGGGGACGCACATAGCGCGGTGCGTCACGACGAGTACGGAGCTAAGGTAACGGGCGCGAGCGTAAGTCAGCCGACAGAGCTGCTGCCCGCGAGCGAGGTGTGAAGGAGGAACCCTTCACAACGATCCTGAAAGGGATCAACTCGCGAACGATGCGAAACCCAGCATCGACCAGTGACGGAAGTCGTAGAACCCGATCGCGCAAAACCAACGCGATTTGAAAGCACGTCCAGCCGCGGCGCGATGAATCAAAGGGCTAGTAACTACGCGAGGTAGCAGCGCGACGACGAATGACAAAACGTTGTGAGGCGCGAAGTAGTCGGACTCGGACCCGCTAGCCGAGACAATGGGAAAAGGAAAATTTGATGAAGGCCGCGAGAGCGTTGCCAGTACCCGGAACGGGGCCGTGCCGCTCGATCGTCGTCAAGATCATCCGGAATAACCTGAGCCAGTACCTACGGAAACGTTGCAGGGTTGGGGTCGAGTAACAAGGAATAAGTGCTCACACACAACAGACCTCGACCCTGTAACGCAATGCGCATTTGAAAACAAGAGTGCGCATTGCTGTTACAACAATGGAGACGAACATGAGCAAAAAGCAAACTCCGCGTCGGAGTAAAAGATACAACGAAGTTGCGGCACAATTTGGTGATGAAGTCGCAGCGCAGTTTGGTGAAAACTTTATGGTGGTTGACGATCTCAATAGCTTAGTCGTCGTTAGTACCAAGAAAACGAAAAAACCTGTGGCTGGACGACGTTTTCGCGATGCTTATTTCGCAAACAAAGCGTGAATCAATAACTAAAATTCAATGGAGCGATGAATCATGGACACGACCCTTTCGTTATTTCAAGTCGCGCTGGTGCTCGGGATGAGCATGAGCGCCACCGCAAACCTCGTGCGACGCAAATTGCTCAAGCGCAAAGAGCGACGCAACAAGATCGATTTTTTCGAGGCGCAGGACGTGCAGGAGTACATCAGTCGGCAGAACCGGGAGCAAGCGACATGAGCAAAAAACAATTCTTGAAGCGTCTCAATGCGATCGCGGATGAGTTGGATGACGTTGTTGATTACACACTGAAGGAGTATCCCGTGGGCGCCCTTGAGCTTCTTGACGCTGCGCAAACGATCGTGGAGTCAGTCATCGAAACTATGGAGCAAACAACGTGATCATATCAGTATCAGGAGGGTGCGTGCGCGGCTGCGTCGCTGCGGCCCGCAGGGCCATCGGCGTGAAGCTCGCTGATTCGCGCGAGTTTTTGCGCTCTGGTGGTGAGGACGGGCTCTATCGGGTTCATCTGGAAGGCGGCGCGATCGTCGAGGTGACGATCATCCGCCGCTCGCGGGTTCAAGTTGCGGAGGTGCTGCCATGACGTTCGAAGAATTTCAGGCGACCGGGTGCGACGTGGCGGACCTCAAGCGTTATTCTCCGGACATCGCTAACCAGATGGCGGACTATGACGCTCCTCGGCCCGGGCGCGTGTACGCGGAGTTCCTCTATATAGAGCGCGAGCCCGACGGGCGGTGGTACCTGCTGATCGCCAACGAGGACTGGCTGGGCAAGCCATTGGCGACGCTCGAACGCCGGTTGTATGACTTTGGGGTAGCTGAGGGGTATTTCGAATGAGCTGGGCCTTGGCTGGCTGAGTTTTCAAAAAAGACTTTGGACATGGAAATCAAGTTAATACAACAAGGAGAATGGACGCAAGAGAATAACTAAGACTAAAACAGACCTTATAAAGGCAGGTGCAAATATGGGGGCGCGCACGTGAGGCGCCCTCTTTGTTACAACGACGAGTATGGTTTATTGTCAATATAAATGGAGCAAATGCAAATGTCAACTTCCAAGAAGTCGAAAAAGAGCGTGAGCACGAAGGGCGTTAAGAAGACGGCGAAGAAGATCATCAAGATCCGGGTCAAGAACGAGGCCCTGGGCCGCGAGGGCACGATCACCCGCTTCATGAAGGAGCGGATCCTGGCGGGTGAAGAGAACGCCGCCATCTTGAAGGCCGCAACCAAGAAGTTCCGTAGCGCGAAGATCGGCAAGGGCTACCCCTCTTGGTACCGCAGCCAGATGAAAAAGCAGGGGCTCCTTCGCACCAGCGCTTGAAGGAAAGTTGCTTGAGAAGGGAATACGGGGGCGCGCATGCCGGCGCCTCCTTTTTTATTTTGGGGTGGTTGGCGTCCAAGCATCGAGGTGCTGTGATGAAGAAATTTACCGCTGGTCAAAAAGTAATCCTGAAGGCCAACGCGGATGAAGGGTGGCCCGAAGAAACAGGAAAATTTGTGGGATACGAGGACAAAGGAGGATTCCCAGACATGTGCGTGGTAATGGTAGATGATGCGTATAGGCGGAGCCCCACCGACGACGGATTACGCGAGATACTGTTGGAGGGCATTGAAGCTGCGCCCGCGAAAAAAGGTGGTAATGGCCTAGCGCCATGGCATCCATTCGTTGCCACGCCAAACAAGGGAACATGCGGATCATGTGGGAGACCAAGGTCGAGTCCAATACACAACGCAATGGGTGGGTAAAAATCATGGCAAAAGCAATACGTGAATTGGAGAAGCACGGGATCGAGGACGCGATCTCAACGGGCTACGGCATCCTTGAGGAATTGGGGCAGGAGCTGCGCGATTGGTACGACTCGCTCCCCGATTCGCTCCAGGGCGGTGATAAGGGCTCCGCCCTCGATGAGGGGGCCTCAACGTTGGAGGATCTCTCCGCGGTGGAGGTGTCGGAGGAGTTGGCCAAGGTGCTCACCGGGGAAATCGTCACCGTGAGCCCGATGAAGAAACGCGCCTCGCGCGCAGCGCGACGAGACTACGCGGTTACATTGCTTAGTGATGCCAAGCAGACGATCGAGGATTTTTTGAGCAACCAAGATGATGATTATGGGCATAAGGACGACCTCGAGCAGCTCATGAGCGACCTCGATGAGGCGATCGGCGAGGCTGAGAACGTATCCTTTCCGGGGATGTATGGTTAATGGAGGAAATGGAAATGAGCAATATAAGAAAAGTGACATCAAATAAATCGCCTCTTGAGGAGATATTTAATTTTACGCGAGGCACGCATGACGGGCTTTGGTACTATCGTCCTCGTAATGCAGATGAGGAGGACGAATGGTGGACCGGGGGATTCGCGTCCAAGGAACTAGCTTACGCGCACGCATTGACGCGTCAATAAATGGAGTCATGATCATGTCATACGATACTTGTGCAGAACCAGGAACGGCAGAGTTTGACCGGCGCATGGAGGTCGCTCGTGAGGCCATCCGGCGCTCAATCAGGCGCTCATACACGGATTATCGGCGCCACCAGATGCACGTCATCCCAGGCGCGTATCGCCACGCGGGAGCCATCCGGGCGGCCGTCGCGCACGTGCGCCGTGAACATCCGTTCACGGAAGCATCCACCATCAACGAGGTGCTCAAGGAGCTTTTGTCATGAGCAATCATTCAACAATCAGTGTGACCTTTGCGAATGCGGAGACCATGGAACTATCACGCACGGCCTATTACAATCCGCGCTCGCCTTTCCAGAAACGGGTGCAGCCTGAGACCTTCGTCGCGGTCGGACGTTACCACCTCGTCGTGGGCTATCGTGATCTCGCGGTCTCCGTTGATGAGGAGCCGGCGCGCCCCCAGGAGCAGCCCTGGGTGCGGGGGTGGTTCAGTCGCTCGCAACAGAAAGACCTCCGTGACGCGCGGCTCAA